ACTGGATGGTTGGAGATGTTGAATCTGTTATGCAGTCTCTCTGCCGAGAGGTCGAAGACCGCCGCGACCCTGGCTGCGCTAGCGCATTCGCCAACCAAATTGATCTTTTTGACATCAACAACCTTTAATTGGAATTTTAAAATGGAACTTTGGAATACGTGTAATTCTCTTCGATACGGATTTGACGAAAACTATGACAGACCATCATACGAGGATGAAGAAGCAATTGATGAAACTCAAGATGAAGATCGCGAAGAACAAGTCTAACTTTTATTGTCGATTTTGTGGCTGGAGTAGTCATAAGCAGCGGAATAGTTGCCCGTCTTGTTATAGCAGTGTACCACTAAAAGAACGATAAAACTTTTATTTGACAATAAAGTTTTAGCTATTGACTTTGCTAGCGCGATCAGGCATAATAAGAGAGTGAAAGGGCAATCAAGCCCATGGGGACAGGTCAATGATAACGGATCCAATGATTCAAGTGGGCACGCTATTGCAGTTTTATGGCGGAACTCCCGACGGAGACTGCACCGGGCTGGTGCTTAAGATTGGTTGGGACGGAGCGCCAACGATCTTGTGGTCAGACACGACTACTCCCCAACTTCACGAGCCCGATGGTTGCAAGCAGGCACTGTTTGACGGCACGTGGGAAATTCTTAACCAGTGTGATTAAAACTTTTATTTGACAATAAAGTTTTAGCTATTGACTTCTGCCTTGCACTCAGGCATAATAAGAGAGTGGAAGGGCGCTCAAGCCCAAACGGAGATTAGAAAATGTCTTATAAGCGAACTGTACACTGCTCTTACTGCTACAACACCGGCCACAATCGGCGCGGCTGCCCCGATCTCAAAAAGTTTATCAAGGAGAACCCTGATAGCTATGTCGCCAAGCGCGCCGAATCCCGTAAGGCTAGCCAGCGGCCGCGCAAGTGCTCTTACTGCGCTACCCCGGGCCACACCCGCCGTACCTGCGAGAAGTTTAAGACGAATCGTCAGATCTTCATCGACGATGCGCTGCTTTACCGGCGAGCCTTCAAGGCATGGGCAGATAAGGTTGGCCTAGGCATTGGCGCACTAGTGGAATACGAAGGAGTGCAGCACATAGACCGCGACGGGAACTGGACATATGATAATGATGCTAAGGTGCTGATGATGGTCACTCACTTAGATGCTGACGACCATGATATCAGCACTCATCGCAGTATCGTTAGCCGGCATGCGCTTTCTCCGTTGATTGGCCGGCCGATCTGGATGGATGCAACATCGAGCAAGGGTAGAATGCAGCTGCGGCTCCCAGAGATCCCGGGAGTCTCGCCGGCTACCTTCGCCGATCACTGGGACAGCCAACGTCAGCGCGGAGTTGAACGAAGCTTCAAGATTGTTTCCCCTGCACCGGGCGAGATCCCTGAGTCGTACTTATCTCTGGACAATATTGTTGCAATGGCAGACGAGGTATTTAAACCAAAGGCTGCCCATGGCCAAATGCACTACGATACCAAGATTTGCGACGAGCAGCGCGCTGCACTAGTACAGGCAGCAGATCTCGACGCGGGATAAACTAGACACCCTAAAACTAATAATATCAACAAGTTAAGTACACTAAAAAAGTTTTCACTAAAAAGTAAAAATACTTGCAATTCACCCCCCACTGGGGTATACTTAGAGAGTGGAAGGGCACTTAAGCCCACTAGGAGACGACAAACATGGCTATTGACTTCAAAACTTTCGGCAACATCACTTCTCACATTACAGACCAGCGTCTCCCCGTCCTTTTGCGCGGCCGACACGGCATTGGTAAGTCGCAGGTGGTGTACCAGTTCGCGGCAACCCTTGGCCTCCCGGTCGTAGAGCGCCGCGCGTCTCAAATGACTGAGGGTGACCTTCTTGGCCTCCCTAACGTTGCCGACGACGACGCGACCGGACTCCCGGTCACTACGTTCAACGCGCCTGACTGGCTGCACACTGCTAGCACTCAGGCTGTCGTCCTCTTCCTCGATGAAGTCGACCGGGCAACCCCAGAGGTTCGCCAGGGTATCTTCGAACTCACTGACTCGCGTAAGATTGCTGGTCGCACTCTGCACCCCGATACTCTGATCTTCGCTGCCGTCAATGGTGGCGAGCACGGGTCGCAGTATCAGGTCGGCGAGATGGACCCTGCCGAACTTGACCGCTGGGTCTGCTTCGATGTCGAGCCCACGGTAGAAGATTGGCTCACGTGGGGTAAGGAAAACGTTGATAGCGTTGTCTGGGACTTCATTAACCAGAACCGCGATCACCTTGAGCATGGTGGAGAGTTTGAGCCCAACAAGGTTTATCCTTCCCGCCGATCCTGGCAGCGTCTCAACGATGTTTTGACCACTGCTGGTCTGCTGACTGCCAACGAAACGACCGCAGCGTTGTTCCCGATTGCTGCTAGCATCGTCGGCTTCGAAGCTGCTGTTTCGTTCAACGACTTTGTTGCAAACTACGACCGTCAGCTGACCGTCGAGAATATTCTGGTCGACGGCATGATTGAAAAGACTGCCGAGTGGGGAATCAACGACCACTGCGCGATGATTGAAAAGTTCACTGGTGCAGACATCTTCACTAACAGCTTGGACGAGAACCGTATCAACAATCTTGCGCGATACTTCGTTAGCCTGCCCTCTGAGGCAGCAATGAAGCTTTGGAGCGCACTGGGCCAAGGGGCGACGGAGAACACGATTGCTCTGCACAAGGCGCGCGTTGGCGACCAGTCAGTGTCTCAGTACATCGTTGACATCCTCACTGGAGGCGACGAAGCTTCCAGCTAATCACAGTGCAGGGGTCCCCGGCTTCGGCCGGGGGCCGAGAGGTAAATATGAAAGAAAAGAACATAGAAGAAGTAATCATCGATCTGGACCGGGCAATCGAGTCCTCCGATTGGGGCGAAGTACGTACGCTGTGGGAGTCCTACAGCACTAGTGAGTTTGGCCTGTCGGAGTGGATCCACCTACACCAAATCGTCGGTGGAATTCGGTTGGCCAATGCGCTAGCGCAGTCAATCACCCCGCCGCCAGAAGATGAATAAAAACAACTAGTTACACGTTACTTCAGAACAAAACATAGCAATTACAACAACTTAGAGTCCTATATCTTATTTGAATAACTAGTTATTATGCTTGCAATTCGGCTGAAACTCAGGCATAATAAGAGAGTAGGGAGTTACTTAATGACTGACGAATCCAAAACTTTTGACCTTAACATGCACGTTGCGCGACTACTGCGCGATGAGCCCTTTTTTGCTGCACTCAGCCGACGCGTCGACAAGGTAGCCTCCGATGCCGTGCCGACGGCTGGTGTCCGAGTGACCGAAGAAGGTAAGCTGGAAATGGCTTACAACACTCAGTTTTTCGCCGGCCTTACTGATGTTCAGCGAGCCGGAGTACTCAAGCATGAGTTCTACCACCTTGTTTTCGAACATGTTACGGGTCGACTTCCAGAAAAGAAGATGACGAAAATCTGGAACATCGCGACAGACTTGGCTATCAACTCCCACTTGCAGGGACAGCTGCCCGAAGCATGCTGCATGCCCGGCGAAGGACCCTTCAAGAATCTTCCGGCGGGCCAGTCTGCCGAGTGGTACCTTAAAGCCCTGAAGGATATGCAGAAAGAGCAGGAAGAGAACGAAGGCGAAGGCCAGCAGGGCAACAACCCCGGCGACGACTGCGAAGGCGAAGGCGGAGGCCAAGGTCAGGGCGAAGGCGAAGGCGAAGGTCAGGGCCAAGGCCAAGGTAACGGATCCTGGGAGGACCAGCAGTTTGATGATCACGGCGGCTGGGCCGAGGGTAGCGACGAAGCAAAGCAGATTGCTAAGGAACGAATTAAAGAATACATCAAGGATGCTGCCGAGGAGGCTAGCGCATCGCGCGGCTGGGGTACCGTCTCTAGCAGCGTACGCAAGCAGATCCTAGATTCCATCCGCTCAACGGTCGACTGGAAGAAGGTCCTCCGCTACTTCATCAAGACCTCTCAGCGCGCCAACAAGCGTTCTACTGTGCGCCGGCTGAACAAACGCTACCCCTACCAGCACCCGGGTTCTAAGGTGCTTCGACAGGCCAACATCGCTATCAGCGTCGATCAGTCTGGGTCGGTAAGTGACAAGATGCTAGCAGCGTTCTTCTCGGAACTGAACAAGCTAGCCAATGTCGCGACCTTCACGGTCGTACCGTTCGACACTCGCGTTGATGAGTCGAAGGTCTACGTCTGGAAGAAGGGCGAAACCCGCAAGCGAGAACGAGTGCTTTACGGTGGCACCGACTTCAACGCGCCGACAAAGTTTGTCAACGCTGGCAAGTTCGACGGACACATTGTTTTGACCGACATGGAGGCTCCTAAGCCTATCGCTAGCAATTGCCAGCGTATGTGGATGACCAGCGAACGACATGCCCAGCGACCCTACTTCAAGACGACTGAACGCGTGATTGGAATCAAGATCCCAGAGGGCCGATAACTTTTATTTGAGAATAAAGTTATAGCCATTGACTTTGCCTCGTTTCACAGGTATAATTAAAGAGTAAGTGGGCAATGAAGCCCGGGAGATCTGCACCATGACACTAGCGATTCGCAAAGCACTCACCGCAAACGGCTTCAAAGTACACAACAACAAGGCGGATGAGCTTGTGGCTAGCAAGTTTCACTCGTCCATTCGGAACGTCCGCATCGTCTTCAATGCCGGGGTTGACAAGAGCACCGGGAAGGCGATTGCTGGCAAGCACGCGCAGTTTAAGGCAGTGTTCATCAACAACCAGAGTCAGTGGCGCACGATTGCGACCGGGAGCACCTTTAAGGGCTCCACTCGCTTTGCCTCTGCGTTGATTGCCATCGAGGTCGGAGCCGAGGGTGCATCGGCCTGCAAGTGCGGAGCAAAGAAGTTCAAGGCAAAGTCTGGAAAAGTTGTTTGCGCGAATGCGTGCTGGGCCAACAACGGCTGGAGCCGCAAGAAGAAGGCTAGCAACAAGCCAGCAGCTGCTAAGGCACCGAAGGGAGCTAGCGCTAGCCTGAGGACACCGCGCAAGAAGACGAAAGCTACACGTGCCCCAGCGCGCCCTACCAAGCGCCCACGCATCCGCGAGGGTGAGAACGTGGCTGTTGAGCAGTTTCACGTTGGCCAGCTGGTCAAGATAATGGGACCCGCAGCTGGTGGCATGGGAGTTGTTGTAGGGGTCGAGGAGCACGGGGAAGTGACGCGGAACACCCGCTTGATTCGCGAGTCTCAGTTTATCACTGTACGTCTTATGTCCGGCGAGACTAAATCAGCATGGAATTACCGTATCACAACTGACGAGTACCTAGTCTACTTCACGGCAGCGTCATAAACATGGCCGATAGCTCTAAACAAAAGACTCCTAATGCAGCTGCGCTTGAGGCTCCTAGCTTCGAACGCGTGAGGTTTAACGTTGGAGATCTTGTAGAGGTCAACGACAGGGGAAGAGAATTAAACAGTCCAGAGGAATTCTTTGCGAATCTCCCCGGGATTGTCATCGCAGTTGTCCCGCACCATGGTACTTGGCGCAACGCCCCGCGAGTGGTGACTGTACATCATGGCGGAATTGAGCGCATGGCATGGGACGAAGAATATTTAATTAAACTAGGAGAAGGAGAGAGTTAAGTTAGTTTGGAAAGTAGTTAGAGAAGGAGAGTTAACATGTATTTTTTCGAAATAGGAGACGAGGTAGTACACCTAGACTATATTAGCTGGGGTACCTGCACTGTCCACGATATCAACCCCGTTGAGGAAGACGAGGCAGCTGGCCCATACGCCATACGACTAGGCGACGTTGAGAGCGAGAACCTAACGTTCCTTTATGGAGTGAGAGAAGAAAAACTCATCCACGTTAAATTCCTTCATGAGACTATGAACAAAACTAACGAGAGCGAAGAAGAATAAAAAGATAAAACCAATGACAACAAGAGACTTAAAACCGGGAGACTTAATAAAAGCTAGATTCTCAGGATCTGTAGGTAAGTTTGCAAGGTACGAAAATAAAATAGGTGTAGTAACAAAGTGCTATAAGGTGAGACGCTACGTAATACAATGGCAAGACAAAGAAGAACCAGAATACGGTTGGTCTGAGTTTGATTTAAAAACCATTGAGCCTAACCCTCATCCAGAAACCTGCCCCTGCGAACCTTGCATAGACACTAGCAACCAGCAATTGCCAGATATAGAGAATGATATAAGTGGTGTATAGTTGCTAGCTTACGGCATTATATGTTAGTTATTTATTAATATATGCTTTATAGCGTCTGCGCTGATGGCCTGCTGAATGACAGCGACTTAGTACACCCCCACAACACCAATGTCAAGCTGTGAGTTTGTGAGCAGGTATTGTGAGTATATATCATGAGTTTGTGAGTATTCTAAGCAGCGATGTGAGTAATTAGCCCCAATATTGGCCAATAATCACGCAGAGAGCGGAAATAGCATTAAAAAAAAGTATAATGAATTCAACCACTTAATAAAGGTTCTACTTAATGGAGATAAAAACTCACAGTCAAATCTCAGCGAAATCAGGCAGTATCGCGCAGGAAACCGCGCCCTTTGCCGTCGGTCAGCTTGTGAGTCTCAGCGATAGCTTCTACTTCTCCAACGAGGATATTGGCGACGAGTGCGGTATCATTGTGTCAGTACACAAAGAGATGTATGAGTGGGCAGCGTACGTACACATACAACGCCTAGGCCGAACATTATACTTTGCGCAGAGTGAATTGATATTAATAAACTAGTTACATGGCTAGGTGTAGCAACCAACACGACGCTAACCGGGTTTTCTAGTTGCCCGTCAGTCTGAGGTTGTTGGGAAAGTTGTTATAAAGATGTTACAGGGTGGGCAAAATAACATTTATAAACTATATACGTTATCATGCAATTGCTTCCACGATTTATACGAGAGTCAGAGCGTACCTTCTGGGTTAGCTGCTTAATTACTCAGCAATGCATATGGACTATTCTACAAGCACTATAACAATGTATGAATTCATAGCTATCTGCGCAGCTGCATGCGTACTCTCCACTATATTACCTCCGGCCTTGTGAGCTGTGAGCCGTGATCTTGTGAGCTATGCAATCCGTGAGTTCATGAGCTTTGTGATCTTCAGATTAACTCACAGCAGAGACTAGAACATCGCCGAGAGCATTAATAAAAAGAATGTATAATACATATAACATGACAGGTACCCCCCCTCCCCCTATCCCGGGATCTTATCCCCAATGCATGTAGGGTGCATGTGGGTTGCGCCATGGACGTTAACGATATCGCGACAAAAATCTGAGATATTAAGTACCACCTCATAATGTAGGCCGGCTAATTCAGCTAATCATATCGAGGATGAAGTATATAATAAAAGCATGCATGTACCTAGCGCTAACCAACACAGCAAAAGAGGTTAAAGATAATACTCAGCGCTAAAAAATCCGCCAATAAAAAATAGAGAGTATACTAATTAAATTGTAGAGGATACAATAACTTATAAGCCGCATAACGGAGAGTCTAATGCCAACTAGCTTCGGCCAAGCAATGATATTAACACTGGCAATCATAATCCCGGGGGGTCTACTAGTATATTTTGCATGGAAGGGCCATAAAAGACTCCAGGCGCGCAAGGAACACGACAGCGATGGGGTAGAGAAACGCTTGAGACGCTTAGAACTTAGATATAAAGCCAGAGTAGAGTCTAATAAAAGAATCCGCGCAGCCAGGAGCATGCGTAAATCCCTTACCCCCAAAAAAGGCCTCCCCAAATATATCCGACCAAAAAGATAGCTGCGCCCTTAGGCCACTATCATCGCCACACGCTCCATATAGCCTTGCCGGCCTCCTGCAGTTAGCATACGACGCTTCGTGCATGCTAGCAGCACATATGTCGGATAGAGCCCGGGTATGTTGTCGCGTTTGCGAGTAGGCGCCGGCTATGACGCTGCAGCTAGCCGTTTTTGTATATTAATTGGCCACTGTACGCTAATTGGCGTTTAATGGTATATATATTACATGAGTAACATGATTATAGACTCCATGGATTTACTAAAAGAATTCCTACAAAGGCTGAATTCCTTCTATGGCCATGACAATATGGTGTCACTAGATGAGCGCCATGGTGTGCTCCACTTCGAAGCGAAAGATAAAGCTGGTAAAAAGGTAGTTTGGCACATTAATGTCGAGGACAAATGGGTGAAAGAGCGGGAAAAATTTTTGGATTCCTTCGAAAAGATGCCTACTAGTGATTGCGACGATTAAATCCGCCCTAACTTAATTTTAAATCTAATTAAGATGTGGATAATAAAACAATAAAATTTTTGCGAAGCGAAATTCAAAGGCTAACTGAAGCTGTCTGGGATAAAGATCTTCGGCCCGACCAAGGATCCACACGGTACAATTCACCGGCTGTCGACGCGGGGTACGCGCACCTACGGCCCGGAGCAAAAGGGCCCGAACCGAGTATTAAGTCACATGGGCCGGCCAGCATATCTCCTAAAGATATGGATCGTACAGATGTTGAAAACTTGGGCTCTTTACCAAAAAAACAATTTCGAAATGGTAAGCAGCTTATAAACGTTTTCTTTGCAAAGGGAAGTAAGGGTGATCGGTACCGGTTAATTGCAGCCGACCAGCTTAGTGTTCGTGAATCAGTTGGGGAAGCTTTTGCAAAGGGGAGATTGAACGTTGCGCGCGAGCTGATCTATGATAAACATGGAAAAGCAAAAGTTAACACCACACCACAAGAGATATATTTATATAAAACAGCGCGCTGGGAGAACGCCGAAAGAGCATATGCCAGTATGTCCGGTGATGAGTCCAGCTTTGATACTATCAAGTCTGAGCTTGTGGCCGATGAAGAAGAGATTTCGAAATTAGGCGATCACTTGCAATTACAACACAATATAGTCGACGTATATAATCAATTTGCCCGCGGCGGAACGGATTTTATTAATCTCGCGAATCACATAATCAATGATCCCGATGCGTACAGACAATTGCAGGCCCGGGCCGGAATTGATGAGGCGGAGGGAGAACGATGGCCAGTACAAAGTTTTGTCACAAACCCTGATCTTCTTGACGCTTTCATAGAAACATTCGAACGTTCTAAAGTAGATCCGGTTAAGAAGAGGTTTGCGGCCGGTGAGTTTGATATCGATGAAGGATTCGATGCGGGACGGCATATAGATGATACAAAGAGAGCTTTTGCGGCCAGCGAACATGGGGGCCGAAATGAACATGAAGCCGATGATGCCGTACGGCAAACTTATAATCTTCCAAATGGCTGGCAAGAAGACCCCACTATTGATCCGGAGAAGTTAGCTTTTTATAAGAAACAGTATGAGATGCTGCTTAATAAATTAAATACCGGTATATTTGATATCGATGAAAGCCTAGATGATGTCATCGATGAAGTGATCAATGAATTGTTATGAACCTTCTAAAATTGATTCTAGAGTTTCTTAAGAATCTTTTTATTAAAGACCCTTCACGTATCGAAGGCCCAAAGCCAGAGAAGGTTGTTGAAGATTTCAAGAAGGCCTTTCCCACAAAAGAAGAGGCAGCTGAGAATATATCCACTAGTGAGGAAATTATGGACAAAATATTTTACAATGAAGCCTCCGCAGAAAAGTTAGGTTGGAAGCCCAGCTGGTTTGGTGCCGAAGAAAACGACGAAGAGCTAATCGAAGCTGTTAAAGTGTTCCAGGGAGAGCACGGTTTGCAATCCGATGGACTTGTTGGGCCCACTACTTTCAGGCGTATCTGGACATCTAGAGAGTCGCGGATAGACTCCTACGGACCCTCAGAGGCAAAAAATGATAATAAAATCAACCACTTAGTGCACAATGGCTCATTTTACGAGATTAAGTGGGACAAAGTAAAATTATGGTCTGAGGAGGACGGGTTGTCTTGTTATCCCACAGGAGGTCGCAAACAATACTACGATTATGCCGGAAAACCTGAAAGAGAGCCTAAGTTCTTTGTTAACCATTGGGATGTCTGTTTGAATTCTGCCTCGTGCGCGCGTGTATTACAACAAAGAGGAATCTCAATTCACTTCTGCATTGATAATGATGGTACAATATACCAACTCTTGGACACTCAGCATGCAGCATGGCACGCCGGCGGTAACAAATGGAACCACAACTGCTTGGGCGTAGAGATATCAAATGCATATTATCCAAAATACCAGCCATGGTATGAGAGAAATGGCTTTGGCGAACGGCCGATCATTTCCGAACAAGAGATCCACGGCCAAATTCTACCAGATTTCACTGATTTTTATCCCGTACAGATTGAAGCGCTCAAAGCTCTTTGGGAGGCCATCCATAACAAATTCGATATTCCATATGCATGCCCAGTCGACAGTGCAGGGGAGACGCTTTGGGCGGTGTCTGATCAAGCTGCAGCTAACGAATTCGAAGGATTCATCAGCCACTATCATCTATATCCACAAAAAATCGATTGTGCTGGGCTAGATATCAAGAAACTAATGAAAGAAATTAAGAAGTAATTTTTTTAAATTTCTTGCCTTATGCATTAAAATATACTACTCTAGTATAGCATGTCAAATTTGCAAACTCTAAAATTAGACTCCGCATTTAACCCTATAGGGATAGTCTCGTGGGAGGAGGGCCTAGTATTAACGTTGATGGGCAAGGCCTTCGTTTTAGAGGCTTATGATGATGTTGTTAGATCTCAAAAAGAAACATTCCAAATTCCAGCAGTCGTTGTATTGAAGAAGTATATCAAATACTGGGTGGCAGGTTCTGATATATCGTGCATTAGAAAGAACGTCCTTATTCGCGATGAGTATCGATGTCAATATTGTTATAAATTCTTTGCGGCTAAAGATTTAACTCTTGACCATGTAATGCCAAAATCTCGGAATGGTAAGAAAGAATGGAAGAATATGGTGTCAGCATGCTTACCGTGTAATCAGAGGAAGGGCGCCCATACGCCGAAGGAGGCTGGCTTTAAACTCTTTCGTACACCCAAGCGACCAACGATGAGGGAGTCCCTTCGAATGACAGTTAAATTTAGTCACATAGTTAATGAGACTTGGAAACCTTACTTGAAATAAAGCTATGTTAACCTTTACACAAAATGCGATAAAACAGCTTAACAAAGTTTTAGAATTGGAAGAACATATACGAGTTGCTATTGTCGGTGGAGGGTGCAGCGGAATGACTTATACTATGGATATTGATACAGCATGTGACGACGATGACATCATTATAGAATTAGAGGCCGTCCGTGTATATGTTGATCCGGTATCTGCCGGTATCTTAGTTAGCACCACTATAGATTTTGTAAAAACAGGCCTTAAAGAAGGATTTGTTTTTAATAATAGCAAAGCAACTACAACTTGTGGGTGCGGTTCTTCTTTCTCTTGATAATTATAACATGGTCCTTCCCTCAATCATACTCTCTACTCTGTTTTTAATATCGTCCGTTATATTGTTAGTAACTGGCTACCGATACAGAAAGAAGCAATCAAAGATACTTCTAGAATTAAGCCGTGAAGCAAAGGTCATACTGGATACGATGAGCGACACGGATGAAATGTCTGGACCGATCAACCAAGCTAAAGACAATATTAGTAACGCAGATTACCTTACTACCCTCTGCACAGTGTTGGTTAAGCAGGCCGGCGGCGAAGTGAGGCTCTTCGAAGAGGATTTTAATAGTATAAGCGAAGGGGAGTATGTCTCTGTTTACGTTGATACTAAAGATAACAGCCTCTTACTACGCCTAAATACAGTATTCCAGTACTTCAATAACGACGACAGCTCGACCTTTCATTAAAATATATTTTAACCATTGTGCTCCCTAGTTATTATAGGGAGTATATTATGAAGAATACATTATTTTTATTGTCTCTTCTCTCAATAGTTGCTTGTGTCACAGATCTAGATGTCACTATTGATGATGATGACGACAACGATTCGACACCAATTGTAGATATGCAGCCGGCCTATGATCCAGCCGTCAATTGGGAAACATGCGGTTCTAAAGAGGGAGACCATCCGTGCAATATTATTGCGGTCGATCACAACGGCGATGAGTTTGACTTATATGCCAACTACGGCTCTTTGATTGTAGTGGATCTTTCCACCATGTGGTGTGGCCCTTGCAACAGTGCCGGCGCACATGCACAAGAAGTGCAAGATTTATACGCGGCAGACGATCTGATTTATGTAACAGTCTTGATCGAAAATCGCCATGGAGTGCCGCCTTCGGCAGACGATATTCAGGAGTGGGTAGTCAACTATGGAAATACCACATCTCCTGTGCTTGCGAGTGATCGGAGCATGCTCGTTAGCAGCGGGGGCGACTGGGAATTGGCTGGTTGGCCAACGTTCTTCTATATTGATCGCAATATGGTAATTCGCGATGTCGACAGAGGATACAGCCCGGAAGAAGTTATCTACTCAATCGAATGGTTGTTATCGTTGTAGGGGTATGAACATGCTCAGGCTTAAACTGTCTTTCATTCTTTTATTTGCCATAGGTTGTTCTGAATATCAACTTTCTCCAATTGGCGAGGAAGAAGAACCCACAGTCGACACAGCTCCGGAAACCTTCGACCCGCCACCTATAGGATCGCATAGATTTCTAATTGTTGATCAGGCCGAGCTTGTGCACGTTATCGATGAACAGGCGAATATTATTAACTCTTTCGAGTCCCCTAGTGCAATTGATATTACATATGATGAAGCAACAGAAAAAGTTATTGTCTTGAAGGAGGTGTTTGGAGAATCGAATCCTGTTTTGATTTCGTCAACGACAGGTGACGGTGGCGGGATCCTACATACATATTCCAACCCCAACAAAGCCGAATTTATCAACGGCTCTTTGGTTTTAATGGGAGATTCAGAGAAGCTAGAATACTTTCATCCCGGATCGGGAACATTGATTTCGTCACGAATTGGTAGTTGGCGGGGGATGGTAGAGATTCCCAACTTTAGTGGATTTGGAGCACTTGAGAGTATCACCGGCTGCTTGTGGAAAATCCATCCGATGAACGGAGAACAGATTAATATGATCTGTGGATTAAGTCTTACAGACGTTACTGCGGCTGGGATGGACGATGGGGGGAATCTTTATTTTTCGAAACCAGGGGGGAAGCTTTATATATTGGAGTCTGGTGAGATAAACCCATCGATATATGAGCTTCCGAACACAAAACGTGTAGAACACATCGAGGCCTGGGACGAAGAAGCAGTGTGGATATACAGTGAAGACATGGATGGTGACGGAGGATCTTATACGCTAAGGCGCGTCTGGTTCGATGGATCCCGTCAAGATGTTTTCTCTATAAATTTAAACGCTTGGTCTAATTTTGAAGTGATACATTAGTAATTTTATTACTATTTATAGTAAACGGGATTACTACTCATGAGATTAGCTAAACATATCCAAGCCATTCTGGTAGTTTTATTCCTTGCCGGCGTGGCATGCGGGCCGTCCACTAATACTAACAGTGGCGAGTCCGTGTATCAGATGTATTGTGTATCATGCCATGGAACTGATGGAAAAGGAAATCGAGGATATGCGGCCGATTTCGTTAATGATAAAGAGCGAATGTCCAAATCAGATGAAGAATTGCTTAATAGTATTAGAGACGGCTTCCGCGGGACCATGGGTCAGATGCCTAGGTGGAAAAATAAATTGAGCGAAAAAGAAATAATATCAGTTTTAAAATATATTCGCGAAACATTTGGGAAATCAGTCGAATGAAACTCCTACTTGAAAACTGGCGAGAGTATTTGAAAGAGCAAGAGACAATTGCTTTGGGGCAATGTTATCCGTTTGCTGTTGAGATGTCCAACAAATCATCAAAGTCTGAATTTGCCGACTTGTCCAAGTTCAAGGTTGTACATGGTAGAATCACTGACAAGTTCAGTGGCGAAAGCGTCCTTCACGCTTGGGTGGAGAAAGGAAACATGGTGTTTGATGACCAAACCAAACACACAAGGCCAAATGGTACTCCTAAGGCAGTGTATTATGATATATATCAACCAGAGCCACACGAAGAATATACCGCAGAAGAAACGATACTCAAATGTATAAAAACAGGACACAAAGGCCCGTGGACTAACAATCAGCGAGAGTTGCCTGAATATTTATATCATGGTACCAGCATCAAGCAATACAATAGAATGAAAGAAAATAGATTTCAGGTAAAAGAATTCTATCTTGCCGATACCGATGATAAGTCTGCCGAGTATGCCGAAAAACAATCGATTGCCGATGGAAGCGAAGAATCTGTAATTCTAACACTGGATACAAAAATGCTTATTGGCGATCTAAGAACAGACCGTGGATCAAATCCCGAAGAGTGGGAATATGATATGGGCCAATGGGTTTTTGCCGGCAATATAAAAGATGCCATCACTAATAAGGAGAGCTGGTAAATGAAACTCCTACTTGAAAACTGGCGGAAGTATTTGGCAGAAGAATCTCAACCCATCAAAAAACTGCGTATCTTTGATTTCGACGAAACGATTGCTTACACGGATTCGCAAGTCAGGGTCACTCTCCCGAATGGCAAGTCGAAATCGTTTCCAAGTCAGAAGAGCTGGGATGATTTTATCGCGAAGCATTCAGAACGAAGCCGCGGCCCTAGAAAGTCCATGGAAGAGCTAGAAGCTGATGGCTATGTTTTTGACTTCACAGATTATTCCAAAGTCATCGATCCAGAAGAGAACAAAATGATCACAAAGATTATCTCTGATGTTATCAATGCTAATAAAGAGAACCCGGAACGCGAAATATATATTATCACAGCCAGGGGCCCCGAAGCTGAAGAGTCCATTAGAAAATATCTTAGAACCGTAGGCCTAGAACCGGAAGCCTTCGAAGGCATTATTGGCTTAAACGGAGCCTCTAAGCGCGATGAGATAAACAATATTATCAGCCGGCACACTGACGAATCGGGAATGACATCCATAGAAAGTATACACTTTTTTGATGATTCAGATAAAAACCTTGAAGACGTAAAACGAATCCGCGATGAACATCCAGAAATAGAGGATATTCGAATCAAGAAAGTCGTCCGCGGGGATATCTTAAGCTTAGAAGAAACCATTTACTAGGAATTAGTTCTTTATGAGAGTCGACCACATTGCATACAGAGTTACTGACAGGGATGCTGCAGCGCAGTTCTTTATTGAATCATTGGGATATAAAATAGCTGATGAGTTTGAGATTAAATTTGAAGATGACACATGCGCGCAATGTTACGCATTAACACCATCAGAGAAGATAAGCAACATAGAAGATTTCAATCAGTGGACTACATTGACTAATGATGGAGAGTATCATATGCCACCAGAGATATTTGTTTCCCAAGGTTCGCCTGGATCTATAGTTGATCGATGGGTGTGCGAAAATGGGAACGGCATACATCATGTTGCTTATCAAGTTGATAATGTCGCTGCAACCATGAAAGAATGGAAAGAAAAAGGCTGGGCCTCCTTCACGACAGAAGGGCCGATTACCGCCAATGGTTTGACGCAGTGTTTTACAAAGCCGCATCATCTAACTGGTATGATATATGAGTTTATATTTAGAACGAAAAAGGGCTTTAATATCGATAATGTAAAAGACTTGATGACGAGCACTGTAGGCAACTAATTATAATATGAAACTCCTACTTGAACAATGGCGGAAACTTATTAGTGAAGAAGAGTGGAGAGCATCTGGTGAAGAAATGATGTTTCCTGCTAAGTTTATGTTCTCGCATATGGGTGAGTATAGAACAGAACAGCGATGGAGAGATTTTGCAAAACTCTCAGAAGAAGAGAAGGTAAAGTGGGCACAGTCGGTTAATGTTGAGGAGCCCGTTGAGGTTACAGTTTTTGCCGATGGGATGTTTGGCCATGGAGATGGCCACCATCGCGTAATGGCCGGGAGAATCTTGAACGTGAAAATACCCATTATCATAAGCAGAAATAAACTGAAGGAAAAGAGTCCAGAATTGTGGGAAAAGTGGCTGAGCTTGATCGATCAAGGAAAGAGTCCAAAAGAATTAAACCCAGAAGGATACATACTTTCAACACCAGATGATATACCCGCATGAAGTTACTAGAAAACCAAGCGTATATCAAGATTCCTGATTGGGATTATCCAATAATTGTTGATATTATCTCAAGAAACGAAGAAAAGCAGACGATTAACGTATCTTACTATTGTGGTTTGCACGAAAGGCGGTTATTAGATACTGTCCCAACTAGCTGGATTATGAAAGAAAATTAGCTTTTCTGGTTTTTAGATTGGTCATTGGTAAAATAATTGACGCAAATAGGTAATTTTTCTTAAGTTTTGATTAGAAAAACACTAATTATAGTGTTATCTAATTTTAGAGGCTAATATTATGAAAGTTGTAATCAGCAAAACTTGCAATGCATTGAACGAACTCGGGTATATTGAACCAGTTCACGATCCTAGGCCGACAACGAACGAAGAGGGGTTTATGACCGCCGAACAAGAGGCGGAACTTGAAGCTCTTGCAGCGTCGATTGTCTCGTCTGAAATAGCGCAAAGAAAAATGGCAGACGAGGCCGCGGCCGAGGGACATTCTCCGGAAGAATATTTGGAATATCTTCGAAACCACTATGGCGATGAAAGTTTCGTCATTCAATATAAGGATTTACTGTCCGACGAAGACGAACTTCGTGCAGAGAACAAAATTAGTATTTCGCACGCACAACTAAAAAGTATTATTTTAGAGGAACTAGAAGAGACTAAGCTGCTTCGTTCTTTATACGGGACGCATGTTGATCTTGGCAAAGTTAAGGTTCCTCATCGCGGTTCCAAATCCGCTCCCACTATTCCAGTATATGATGAAGATGGAAAAGAACATTATGTAAGCTATGATAGTATTACATATGATGACGGGAAAAAAGAAGGCTTATCAAACCAAATTAAGCAAAGAAGATTAGAAAGACAAAAATTAGAAGAAGAGGGAACCGCTATAGCTGGTATTGAAGCTTTGGCCTCACGTATGCGCAGCGACATTGAGAGCGTAGCTAAAGAGGCGAAAATAACGACAGCGGCGTTATTATCACTTATTAGTCAAGAACTGACACAAAAATAAAGGAACATATATCATGAAAGAATTACTAAAAGACGCACTAGACTTAGCAAGACGACTAGTCTTATTGCAGCAGCCTAGAGAAGCTTATGTTGTACTAGTTGCAACTGGCCTATCTGGCTTTATTGCCGGCCTTATTGTCGCAGGGACCTTGTAGAAAAAAAATGAAAATCACCAAACAAGAGCTGAAAGAAATTATCAAGGAAGAACTTGCTAGTACATTAGTCGTACAAGAAGCCATGTCTGAGCTTCGATCAAAATGGTTCAAGATACAGAGTCAATCTGATCGCGACCCCAATAGGCGCTCCGAGTATCTGGTCGCGCTGCAGGCGGAGAAGCTAATTAGACTAATAGAAGAACATTCAGAGTTTGAGAATAAATATAATACGATGATGGGTCGCCTCGATAGGCTAGAAGAATCAGATCTAAAAGCCGAAGCCATCAGCGATGTTCAGGGGTATCTTGCTTCTGTTAAGAAAGAAGAGATTTCGGAAGGTTGGGGTCAGAAAACCACTACCGCACAGGTTGATCAAGGAATCCGAAAAGGGAAGATAATATCAGGAGTAAAACGAATTGTATTAGATAAGAGCACTCCGGAAAATACCCTTGTAGGGTTAGAGACATGGATTCGTGGAATCGAAGGAGAATTAAAATGAAAATCACCAAACAAAGACTAAAAGAGATGATCAAGGAAGAGCTTTCGGAGGCAGGGGTCCGAATGGATGCTTTGGGAAATGTCAATCCGAGTGATTTAGAGAACAAAGACACCGACGACGAGCCGGTGATGTCTTGGAGCACAGAGCAGGAGACCGCGTACACCGAGTTGCGCGATGCGGTCAAAACTTGGGTCAATCACACTAGGCAAGGAGGCCTTCTCGACGGCGCCGCTATTAGAAACGCAATACATGACGCCCTGAAGGCGAAGTGAGGAGACATCGGATGAAACTCACTAAACAAAGACTTAAAGAGATTATCAAGGAAGAGCTTTTAAGAGAAAGATTCCTAGATCTCACTGAAACCGCGCGGAAGGAACTGCCGGCAAGAGTACATGCTAAAGCCAAAACACTAGAATCAGAAGGATATCCAAAAGACCAAGCATATGCGGTTGCTATCAGCATGCTTGGCATCAAAGAGGATGAAGAGAAGTAAGTTATGAAAATTTCAATAAAGAAATTAAGAGAAATAGTCAAAGAAGAACTCTTCTATAGAGAGTTTTATCGCAATGGTGAAGAAATAGTAGAAGCTGATCAAGAGCGCGTACGAGCTGATCTTGAAAGGCGCCCGGGCGAAGATAGGGTCCCCAACGGAAGAGCGGTAAGAGTGGCACTCCAACGTCGACTCGGGGCGAGCATACAGTCTCTGGGTGGTGATTTAGACAAGGCTAGTAAGATATTAGAAGGGATCACGGCCGCAAACAGTGACCCAACCGACAGAGGTTTCGATTCAGCTTTAAATTCCATTGTTGAAGTATTAGAGAGCTTAAGTCATCAAACTCACGGAGAAGAATAAAATGAAAACTACAAAATCAAGATTATTACAATTAATTAAAGAAGAACTTGAAGTTGTTCTCACGAACGACGAAGCTGTTGAATTGTTTGGCAATGATGTCAAAGAACAAATCAACGAGTTTAATGGCGGAATTATGAGCGCAGATGATGTTCCTTTTGTTCCCCTCCGACAGTCTCCCAGCGGCGAGCTTGAAGATCAGCGTATCCCGGCCGATGATTTATACGATGCCGTCTTCGATGCTAGATTAGCCACAGACGACGCTGTGCGCCTCTTGAACAACCCTGAATACGATGATGTATACGAGATGGTCCAGCAAGCGTTCAACGGCCTAGGAAACGCGCTGAACGCCCTCATAGAGCACGGCGCTCAGCCGCCGCAGAACAAGAGAGTTGTTGCACAGGCGCCGGGTGGTAAAGAAGACTCCGAAATGCGTAAGCTTTCACACATTGGCGAAGAAAACAAAAAATAATTCATCCTCTTTGATTAAATCAATTTAACCAATGAAATCATTCGTTTCTGAACATTATGTATTTGTTATTATTTTTATCTCCTTTCTCCTTTCTATAATTTTATTTCCTGAAGACAAAAGCGACCATAGTTAAACTAACAGCCTAGGAGGGCTATGGTGTATGTCGCGACGGAGAATAGTATATCCTTCTAGGATTAAAATAGGGGACGTTGTTACAGATGTCGCCTCTGCTTATTTGGGCCTTCCAGAAAAAGTTGGAATAGCCATCGAAAGAAAAATAAAAAATAAAGTTAACTACTTCCATGTCGTATGGATAGGATATACTAACGACGAAAAGAGCGAAGGGCATGTTTTGGAGCAGCCGGCAGAATCAGAATGGATGCCAGAATCTGCATTAGAAGTGCTCGTTTCAGCAATTAACGAATAGTTAGTATAGGGCCCTTTCATGAATGGACTGTATGATTTTATAATCGAATACCTGAAAAGGAAAGAGGAAGAACAAAAGAGACTTCCTATTCAAATCCCAATTCCCAAACAGCCTATGGAGCAAATAAGGGAAGAGGAGAAGAAAACGCCCTCTGATAGAGGGGTGATAGTAATTGATATGTGAATTTAAAAATTCTATTAAAAATATTCAAATATTATTAAAAGTATTAGTAATACTTGCACTTTTAGATTTAATAGCAACGATATATTGGGTTGCAGCTGGGCTGGCTACTGAGGCTAATCCCATCATGAACTTCTTTTTGCAGTATTCCTTCTATTCTTTCGCCATGGCAAAATTATCTCTCTCGTTCACAGGAATTTTCACTTTGAATCTTCTAAAAGAGAAAAGGCAAACACTTATTTTCAGTCTATCGGCAATGCTGGTTATCGTTTATCTCGGTGTTGTTGCATGGCATACGTATGGCTTAGTACTGCTGCTAATTTTTAACAATGGCCTTATCTAATATTAAAAACTAATTACCGTGTTATGTTTGATTTCAATCACTTAAGAGATAATGGGTCTTCCTATCGCCAACATGGCCGTTTTGCTATGTTTGTGGCACTGAGAATGTTGGCAGCTTCCCTATTACTAATGGTTCACTCGGTTTTACCGTTCGTGATGATGCCAAAAGGCCTGAGTATAAAGGGTATGTCCGACTTCTTGTTCGATAAACACTCAGAAAGCTACGAAAGAGCAGAAAGATCCAAGAAAAGAGTGAGGAATTCGAATGAACTATAAAATTATTAATAATTCTACTGCTAATTTGTACCATATTGAGCAAGTTGTTGACCATTTCTTTCCATATTCTCAAAAAAGACTCAAATTCGATAAGCCCGTAACTATAAGCTTCGAATCTGACGTAGAGAACGCACAAAAAATGCTTGGAAAAACAGCATATTACGACCCAGAAGGGTATTCATTGGCATTATATGTCGACGATAGGCACCCAAAGGACATTTTACGGTCATTATCCCACGAATTGGTACACCATGCTCAGAATTGTCGCGGTGAATTCGCAAAGAGTGGAGATATGGGCCCCGGATATGCTCAAAAGGACCCCCATATGCGCGATATGGAGCTAGAAGCATATACTGAAGGAAATATTATCTTTAGGGACTTCGAAGACCTAATTAAAGTAGGAAAAATTAATATAAAAATTGATTTTGATGAAGGAGAAAAGCAAATGTCGCTTAAAGAGTGGAAAAACAACGAAATTAACAGTTTATTACTAGAAAAGTGGGGAATTGGCAAAAAAGAGGCCGAAACTACCACCGAGAACGAAGAGCTTGAGAAAGCTGAAGTCGAAGAGAGCGCACAGGGTGTAGAGCGCGCGCTGGACACTCCGGCGGCTGATAATGCACAAGCATTGGTTGCTAAACAGCTTCAAGGCCTTTCCGACGAGGATAAAGCAGCTGCAATATTGGATATTTTGCAAAATCATGGAGTATCTGCAGACGATCTAGTCAATTCCTTGGCAAGACTCAGAAGAGCTAGTGCAGAGGTCGAACCAGCAGCAGCGCCGGCTGAGCCAGCCCAAGGTGGCCGGCCAACGCCTAGGCGTCATCGGGGCCGCGGGCCCGAAGTCCGCGGACTGAGGTTTGAAGAGAGTAACATTAATGAGTTAGTCGATAAGATTGTTGAAAAATTACAAAACACGGAGGAAAAGTAAGATGGCATCGCCAAAGAAAAAGAAATTAGCTAGAGCACGAAGAAGACTAGAAGCCGAACGTGCTGCCGCAGCAGCGACGACAGAGGTTGTCACTGCAGCTGCAACAGAAACAGTTGCCACCACAGCAGATACTACTACTGAGACTTCAACTACTACAGAAGCCACAGAGACTGTTACTACAGAAACCGCAGAAACCGCCGCCACTACGGGCGCCGTTGCAACAGCGACTGCGACTGTAGAAGATGCTGCTACCGTAGCTGCTGTTACTGAAACTGCGAAAGCAACTGTAACAACTGCTGCAACCGAAGAAGCAACCACTACTTCGAAAGCAACAACTACCGCAAAGTCGACTTCGAAAAGTACAGCAAAGAGAACAAGAAAAACGTCTTAATTTAAAATGGACTTCGCATCACTTACAAGACGGTTTTTAATGAATGAAACCAAAGAGCCGGGTATACAGAGTTATATCCTAGCTCTCGGTGAAATTATCCATAATGTAAAACCAGGGACTCAAAGAGACTCCCGCCGTCTTGAAGTGGCTAAGACCCACCTAAGAGAGATAAAACGCCACACAAAGCGGCTACAGGAGCGTGTGAACGTCCTAGAAGAGCGTGTTAACGTCTTAGAAGAACAAAAAGGAGACTAATCATGGGCGTGACCCACATGATGCATCCGTTTGATCTACCCAATGTCAAAACGGGAAAAGACTTATTAAACTTTTTTCAAGACGCAAGTCGGTGGCTTAAAGAGAACTCCGCTGCATTGAAAATTGATGGTACTAATATACCCGTTAAGCTAATCGATGGCGACTTCGGAAAACAATTCGCTGGTGATCGTGGCTCTCTCCATCATGCAGATGTGGCCGGCCTAACAAGTAAGAATGTAGCTACAAGATTCAGAGAAGGACATGGGTTTATAGAAACCATACCTGCCGTAGCTGCGGTTTTTGACGCGGCACTTCCCAACATTGAAAAAGAATTAGAAGCACTTGGAATGATGGATGATCCATCAATTTACTTAAATACCGAATACGTACCCGCTTCCGGAAAAGGAAATGTCATACAATACGGAGATCAAGAAGAGGGTGAAGAGTCAGTCAACACAATTGCAATTCATAACTTAAGCCAGTTTTATGCTAAAACAAGCAAAATTAAAGGCAAAGCTGTTCGGCCGGGCTTACCTAGGCCGATTGATCCGATAACAAAGCGCGCAACGACCACAGATGCTGCAACTGAAATTCCATACGATGAGGGTGTTATGAAAAGCCTCATTGCAAAGATGAACGCAACACTACAGAAACAAGAGTTGCCCTTTAAGGTTTTCGGAAGTGTGCCAACACACAAACTAAAGGCAGATATTAACTTAAGTGAAGTTTTAGAATCTCCTGTCTCAATATTATTAGACGAAGAAGTTACCACCAAATCTCTTGGAGAATGGCTAGCTCATGCTGTTAACCCAAAGCGAGAAACCATGGAGCTGAGTAACGGTAATGTAGTGGCAGCTGTACATAAAGAAATATACCAACGTATTATTCCGGAAGATCCCAGTAACGCCTTGGCAGTAGCAAAGCTTCTTGCGAATCCCGAAAGAGACTATAAGAAGGCAATCGATGGGGCTATATTCTATCACGCGACCAGATTACTCGGACAAGCTGTATTGGATCCTCTCGATAGTGAACTTGGTTCTGTCATGGATCATGAAGGCATTGTGCTCCGCGATAAGACTTTTGGGCCCAATCCGGTTAAGATTACTGGCAATTTCATATTGGGTGGCCTCGTGTCTTCATTCAAGCGCAACGAATCTTTAACCGAAGAGGACGATTCGCCGGTTGGTGAGAGTTCTGTTGTTTTCATTCCGGGCGGTTTCAAACCTCCACACAAAGGGCACGTATATCTCATAAAGAAGGCCATTGAACTAGCAAAAGACTCAAAACCTTACATAGTTACAGGAGAAACTTCAAGAGATGGTATAACATTAGATCAATCTAAACGTATACTTGACCTTTACCTTAAAAATGAGGATGTTGCCGTAGGTTTTTCGCGTGATGAAGTAGATATCTTGTTTGTTCCTGAAACCGGAGTACCAAAGCTTGATGCCGAAGGTCGCGAAATGCTTAGGAAAGATGGCCAACCAATAATAACAAACAGTCCCCTTCAAGTAATTTATAACAAATCGATGGAACTACCTCCAGACACAACAGTTTTTATTGCTTCAAGTGCGGCTGATCCCGGACATGCGTCTGTTGGGACTTCAATTAAGGATTCTAGGGAAGATCTAGATGTTAGACCATTAATCATCCAGATTCCAGAAGAGTACATGGATGCCAAGACGGGACAGAAACTAAGCGCCACAGTGTTAAGAAAAGCTATTAAAAACAGTGATTTTGAGAGATTTAAGGACTTCGTGCCTGAAGCTTCTTTGAAAAGCGCTGGCTTTGTATTCCATGAGGTGCTAGGTGCCGGATTTCCATCGAATGCGGCCGATAACCCATTTGAAATCTCAGATGTTGGTCATTCTATTGAACATGACGAAGAGCTAGAAGAGATGAGCGTGTCTACTGGAGTTGGTGCTATGGGTCATATGGGGACATCAAGAAAAAGAAAGAAGCAGTTAAAAGAACTATTTATTAATGATGTTCTAGACTATTTAATAAGATAGAGGATTTTACTATATGTCAATTGAAAGAGAAACATTCATAAAAGAACTTGAACTTCGCGAAAACATTCGCCGAGCAGTTCGAATCGTTAAAGCCAACAAGATACAGGCGATTAACGAGCAAAAAGCTCAAGAGCAGCATCTTCGCACCTTGATCAACAGAACAATAACGGAGCAGAAATTAACAGATATCGATTCTGTGTTCTCTTTCCTCTTCGAACAGGAGCAAGTCGACCCAGACGAAGCGCCACACCGTTCGACTGCAATCAACAAGCTAGAAACGCTTCTCAAGGCTATCATAGACAAGCTAGAGGACGGATATAAATCTCTAACAACTGCGCCAGAGCAGCGAGAGTCATACAGAGCCCATATTGTCAATGGTGTAGTAAACGCCTTATCGGTAGTTGATTCTAAGGATGAGAAGCAGCATGGGGGCGGAAAAACTCCTATAGTTCCTGTGACCGAAGAAGTCGGCGTTGATATCGGAACGGAGCCAGAAGAAGATGAAGCTTTTCTTGCAGTCCGAGATGTAGATAAACAGAAATTAGAAGACCCGGATCCGGAAATAGAAAAAGCTGCAAATTTCGGGATCGAAGGTATGGATGAGACCGGCCGCGATTTCGCCATTGAGGCGTTCGATGAAATTGATTCGCAGATTGTCAATGTTTATTCAAAGCTTCGAAATACTGCCGATAAAAAAGAATTTCAAGATTATCTAGTAACGAACCTCAAGTTGCATTTTGATATTTTTGAGAAGGAGCTGGACGCTAAGATAGCCGAGCCTACAACTCCGGAATATGAAAGGGAGCAGGATGCCAACGCGGCAGGGATGGAAGAACCTCCCATGGCCGAAGAAGATATCAGCCTAGATCTCAACGAAATTAAGCAATGGCTCAAAAGTCAAAAAAGATAAGAGGCAAGAACCAATCTCATAGTATTTCTAGAAAGTTACGACTAGAGAGAAAGTCCTCAGACGAATTCGAAGTGATGCTGAACTCCTTAACTCTGGAGGAAATTGTCGGACTTAAGTTAGAGTTGGCATCAAAAGCAGTCAAAGGCAAGATGTATGGAATCCCTCTCTGGAGTAAACTTCCGGAAATAGCCCGGGACGCAGCATTTAAATATGCGGCCTCTGCCACGAAATCCAAGTCTGAAGCTGCAAAGTTCTTAGGTATCAGTGTCTTAAGGTATAACAAGTTATATTATCGTTATACAATTGATGAGTATTTTACTGAGAATAAAGAGGATTTGTGATGTCAGGGTCTCAGGAAGAGGATATAGTGGATAATTATCTTGATATCAATACTAATTGGTGTTATAATTAAAGCTAATAACTAAAAGAAGGGGGTGACTAGGTATCGACAGGGTATAAAATATTGAATGGTGCAAGCTGTGCAACTACTGAATATAACACATAAAACTTAATTCAGAACTATAATAACTGCCAATAACGCAGATTACGATCTAGCCTTAACCGCTTAATCCTTGGTTGCTCTTCATACCAAGTGTCCAAGAAGAGTCTAATAAATAAAACGTTTGTTTTTTAGTTTTTGTCGGATTGAAAAAAAGCTAAAACAATTGCCACATTGTGGCCAAGCTTGTGAATGACCTGAAAATATGTATATTTCTGGACGACGGTGCAAGTCCGTCCACCTCCACCATATTAAAAGGCGTTTCCACCTTTCATAGACTACTTACTATGGAGGGTGGATATGTCCAAAATTACATTAACCTGTCCTATATGTGGGATGCATTTTGATAGAAACAAAAAAGAATATAATAGAAGTCAAAGGGTTGGCCGGCCAAGTTATTGTTCTAGATCTTGTTCTGGTAAGGCCAATATTCAAAGTTTAGGACGCTATGTTGGCGACGACAGCCAGCTTCGGCTTCATGGATATAAACGAAAAGCAGATGAGTTTTCTAAATTTAGATATTTTTTAAGACGTATAAAATCTAGAGATTATAAAAAAGGTAAAAGCGATATTGACTTACCCTATCTCAAAGAGTTATGGGTAAGTCAAGAAGGTAAGTGCCCTTTTACCGGATGGGATCTCATCCTTCCAAATAACTCATCGAAACGAAATGATAGATCCGCAATGAGAGCATCTATAGATAGAATTGATAACAATAAAGGTTATATAAAAGGAAATATTCGTTATGTAGCTGTGATGGCTAACTACTGCCGAAATTCTTTTTCTGATGATGAAGTTAAGATGTTTTGCGAAGCAGTTGTAAGAAATAGAAATATATTATGAAGAAGATCTTATTATATATAATATTAATATTAATAATACCTAATACTATATTAGCTGGTAATTTAATTACTAACTTTTCTAGAATTCATGCAATAGACTCTCAGCCATATAAAATTGGTAAATGGATCGATATTCCTCAGATTGTTGTTTGCAGTACTGCTCCCATCACCCTAGAAGGTGTAAAGGCCGCAATCGATTGGTGGACTAAAAGGGGTCACAAACTTAATAAAAATATTATATTTAAGAATAAAGAAGCTGATATTATATGTAATGAAGCTACTCCTATAGGTTATATAACAATTGATATAGGAGATGAGAATACATTACAAAAAGACACCTCTCTGGGCACTTCATATGTCTCAGTATTAGATCCAATTGGTGAAATCGTATGGACCAGAATATATCTTAAATTTACTCCCAATCCAATGGTCTTAGAACATGAACTAGGTCATGGTTTGGGATTTCTTCATTATAATAAAGTTGGCCATTTGATGCATGAGAAGTGGGCTGAAAGCGGCTGGTCTGATATAGGCTTAAATTTAAAATAATTTGTGGGCTGCATAACTCGACACTAGTTAGCTGTGGAGGGCGCCCCACTTGCGTAAAAAGAAGCTTAAAATTGGCCTTGTATCGGGTCATGATGAGAACATCTGGAGTAACGGCCTCGTACAGAATGTTTGGAACCTATATAGGCTTTTAAAATTAGCTGGTTACAACGTACATTGCGTATCTCAGAGTAGTAAGATAGCCGGGAAGAGCCTCTTTGACGCAAAGATCAAACCTCTACTAATAGAAAATGCAAATCAATATGATCTCATTATTGAGATTGTCCACGGCCTCACAACTAAATTAGCAGACAGTTATGTTAAGAAGGGTGGCATAGTTGTTGGTGTACAGTATGGAAACAATCTCCTAATCCACACAGAAAATATGTTATTCAAGGACGATCTGCTTCCAAAGCATGAGACCAGAAGGTCCGAAATATGGACTAGCCCTCACTACGATTTTGCAGTTCCAGCATATGAAATTTTAGAGAAAATGCCAGTTAAGACATGTCCATATGTTTGGGATTCAGATATATTTGATTTAGCATGCAAGAACAAAAAATATGATCCATTCTTCAAACAAGGGCAAGATATCAAAACATTTGCATCGTTCGAACCAAACATCAATATGGTGAAAACTAGTACAATTCCTATATTAATTGCTGAAAAGTACGCCGATATGACCGGTGATTATGACAAAGACGTTTATATATTTGGAGCTGAGAAACTTAAAGGAAATCCAACGTTTATCGATTTTATTCGCAAACTAGAATTACATAAAAAAAGAAAGATTTCTTTCGAAGGCCGTTGGCACACGCCCTTTGTAATGCATAAAGGTTTTGCGGACGTAATTATATCACATCAGTGGCAAAATCACTTAAATTACCTACAGTTAGAAGCAATGTATACAAATAGGCCATGTGTTCATAATAACCCTAGGCTTGCAGAATATGGGTCTTTTTATAATGAATTTGATGTTACTGAGGGCGCCTTGCAGTTGCAGAACGCTCTGGAGACTCATAATGAGAATTTTGAAGAGATATCAGAGATGAACAGAGAACGCCTTTGGCGGTTCAGTCCGATAAACAAAAAAAATGTACAGGGATATAGCGAACTAATCGAGGAGCTGATGGATAAAAGATGAAAAATGTATTCACTAAAATACCAAGAACGGGTGTAATTTATGTTACACAAAGAGCCACGGCCGAAGGATTTTATCGCGGCCATCCGGAGTGGTGCAACTTGGGTCAAGGCCAACCGGAAATAGGAAAACTAGTAAATGGTGTCGATAGGATCGAAGAGATTAAAATAGATCCATTGGATCATGAATATTCTCCAATAAGTGGCTTAAAGCCCCTCCGCCAAGCAATTGCAGATCAGTATAATGCACTATACAGAAAAGGTAAAAAGTCTAAATACACATATGAGAACGTCTCAGTCTGCCCCGGCGGCCGCGCGGCTTTAACAAGAGTAGTGGCATCGATAGGAAATATCAACCTAGGCCACTTCATCCCGGATTATACTGCCTATGAAGAACTCTTAGCTTCATTTAGGACGTTCAATACAATCCCTATATTATTAGATCCAGAGAATGGATATAATATATCGACACAGGATCTTAAAAAAGAGATTCACGGCAGGGGATTAGGCGCGCTGCTAGTTTCGAATCCCTGCAATCCAACAGGAAAAGTAATATCAGCTGATTCTTTAAACAAATGGATCGAGCTGGGTAGGGAATTTGATTGTGTTATGCTCATGGACGAGTTTTATAGTAGCTACATATATTCAGGCGCAAAAACAAATAAAACATTGAGTTCTGCGGCTTATGTAGAAGATATCAATTCAGATCCAGTCGTCATAATTGATGGAATGTCTAAAAACTGGAGATATCCAGGCTGGCGTGTTGCTTGGGCGATTGGGCCCAAAAATATCATTAGTTCCATTAATAGTGCCGGCAGTTACTTGGATGGCGGCGCCGCAAGGCCTCTACAAAGAGCGTGCCTGCCACTATTCGAAGATAACAAGATAGCTGTAGAAACTGCAGCTATCCAAAACACCTTCCGGAAAAAGAGAAGAGTGCTCCTCGATGGATTACAGAATATTGGCGTTTTTTTCGAAAGAGAGCCCGAAGGAGCGTTTTACGCATGGGGTAACATATCAAACCTCCCATCTTCCATCAACACCGGCCAGAACTTCCTTGAGGCGTGCCTGAAAGAGAAGGTAATTGTGGTACCCGGAGAGTATTTTGATGTCAACCCGGGAAAGAGAAGAGACAACAAGTCTAGATTCGCCAATCACATACGTTTTTCTTTCGGACCATCTGAAGATGTGATCGAAGAAGCCATTGGAAGATTGGAAAAGGTAATTCAGAGAGAGGGATGATGCTAGGTAAGATTTTCTTTACAACTGCATCTTTAATTGTTATTCTACTTTTAGCAACCATGCTGACAGATGAAGGAAGTCCCACCAGATGGAAGAAGTAACTGAGCCAACACCCCACGTTGATGGGCCCCCATGGACCATCGCCGCGCGCTTCGCAGAATTCGAAGAAGCTGATCGAAAGAGGAAAGAACTAGCCCAAGAGGAAGATCTGCAAGTAAAAGTGCACTATATGACACCTTTGCGCAAAGATCCCTTCTTTGCCGTAAAGACAAGGATAGATCCAACTTCTCAGTTGACAACAACTAAAAATAAGAAGAACAAGAAAAGAAAATCTTGACAACTAGTCATTTAAGCGCTATTATGGTGGCATGATTCGTAGTGAGACTAGACGAGAGCGTTATAACGGAAAACTAGTCGATGCAAAGACGTACCCGATATCTCTTTGTGCCATCAATTTTATGTTCGATGACAACATTGGGTACTTGATCCGCGCCGCAGCCTGCTTTGGCGCCAAAAAATTGCATGTAATAGGCAGAATGCCCCTGAGAGGCGCTGTGAAAGCCACTAGCGGCAGTCTGTATGACTACGTAGATATTGAACCTCACAGTTCACCAACGGCATTCTTAGAGCGGATGACAGAGGAAAATGTGCAATTAATTTGTGCGGAACTGGCTAATAGCGCCGTTTCCATTGAAAATTTCAATTTTTCCTATGAAAAAGAGATATGCATCGTCGTTGGTAACGAAACAACAGGAATTCCACCGGAGATTCTAAAGAAAAGTCAGAATATATTTATTCCAATGCCCGGTGTGGGATTTTGTTTGAATACTGCGCAAGCAGCGAACATCATGTTATACGAAACTGTTAAACAATATGAAAGGTTAAACAAATGAGTTTTAAAATTGAAAGAGTGGAGAATGGCTGGATGGCCACCCAAAATGCAGATATGTGGGTTTTTCAGGACGAAGACGGAGAAGTCGAAGAGAGGCTATCTGAATCTGAAAGCCTAGGCCGAACGCTAGAATTTTTATTTTCTGATTTCTTGCAATCGAAAGAAAATGGTGGTATAGTCTTGGGACACACTAGCGAGAGTTTAGAAGTAAATGAAGAGTCTTAAGCTAATATTAATAGCAATGCTGTTTTCGACCGGTTGCGCGCATGGCGTGATATATCAATTGAGTTTCAGCGCTGTCCCCACTTTGTCTGGGAACTGCAATCATTCATTCCCGATTAAAGGGAACGATGGTAACTATGGTTTTATATACCACACACATGAGAGCCCCTACTATGATAGGGTGTTGGCCGAACAGTGTTTCGCCGACGAAGCTACTGCAAGAAAGTTGGGATATCGTAGATATAAGCACCCGTAGCTCAGTCTGGATAGAGCAACGGTTTTCTACACCGTTGGTCGCAGGTTCGAATCCTGCCGGGTGTGCCACCCTTCACTTTTCATTATGATCAAACTAGAGAAAATCTTATTATTTACTATTTGTGTGATCCTCGCGATCATTCTTCGTGTTACTTGTGTGGGCGCCCAAGAAACTACAGCAAAACTTGATAAAGACACGTGCTTTGCATTATTTCAGCAAATCATAGAAACTCAGAATACTAGGCGAGCCTATCAGCTTGGATTCGAAGAAACGCTCCTCCGCCACGAAGAAAACAAAATTTCGAAAGAGCAGTACGATGCTTACCTTACTACTTGGAAAGACAAGGAAAATGAGTTAAGAACCAAGGTCACAGCGCTTTATAATCATGCATATGCCGGGAGCTGCTTCAACTATAAAAAGTAATTTGAATTTTTCGAATACTATTATATTATGAGAAGGGGCCGCATATGAAAATCACAGAAAAAATAAAAAAAGAGATAATTCTTAAAGCCATGGCCGAGTTCGGAAGTGAACCCGACTGGTATATAAAAAATAGTTCAGATATGGGCCTCACTCTCTACGCCGACTGCTGGGAAAACACAGATTTGTCTGGAAAACTAAGAATCGACTTGCCTGAAAGGTACCATGGATTAAGAACAGTGGTACTTCACAGAGAATCCCCGTCTTACGCGGAACCCGAAGGTAAAAAATTTACAATTTAGTTTGACATATGCTTGGTTTGATCTTATAATAAAGCAGAGGTTATAAATGAGTAAAAAAACAATTGTGGTTAGTGGCGGTTTCGATCCGGTACATGTTGGCCATGTAAGAATGATTCGTGCAGCGGCCGAGTATGGAGATGTGATTGTTGTTATCAACAGTGACGACTGGCTCATGAGGAAAAAGGGTTATATCTTTATGCCATGGAATCAACGCCGCGAAATCATTGAATCGATAATTGGAGTACACGAAGTTGCAACTGTAGATGATACAGATGGCACTGTGTGCGAGGCGTTAAAAAGGCTGCAGCCGGCATTGTTTGGAAATGGTGGAGATCGTACAAATAAAAATACTCCGGAAATGCAAGTTTGTGAAGACTTGGACATCGATATGCTCTGGGCTCTAGGCGGTGACAAGGTTCAAAGTAGTTCTGTATTAGTTGCAGATGCTGTAGGCCTGCAGCCCTCCGTACATGAAGAAAATAGCTTGACAACTCCATCTGAATCCTATATACTAACACCAGAACATATGATTGGGGAAGAACGATGAAATTTAATCTAGAAACTCAACCCGACGCCGGCGCCTATTTCATCAACTTTACACACGTGAAGGGTGGAAATTACTATCATGCGTATGTTAGGTTAGACGATGTGGTTTCCTGGGAATCGGAGATAGTAACATATGCAGATTCTGCAGAGAAGCGCTCCGCACATAGTAATGGTCAAGAAAACTGGGTTTTAACCACGAATCACAGATCTTACAAAACGGTTCAAAATTTTAATGAAATTATGGACACGTGCAATTGGCACTCACCCCGAACGACATCGGTCGGCTCGCCCACTGGAAGATTAGATGATGTGACTGTTGCTAATAGAAAGGAATCCCATGGAAAACTTTCGTAGTATCATATCGAGTTCATTAATGCGATTAAACAATTTTATCATCATGTCTGCAGCTTGGTTGCTAATGTTTGCTATTGTTTCTTGTTACGTCGTTACAATGTCTGGAACAATCTCTTATATTTGTAATTCATATAAGATGGACGGATATATGGATATTCGTTTTGGTATGACTGTGTTTGTGGCGATTGTTGGCCTAGTTTGGGTACCCTATTATATTAAGGATATCTCTAGATTCATCTTCGTACGAGATCACAGACAATAATAGGCAGGTAGCTCAGTTGGTAGAGCAGTGCCTTTACACGGCACCGGCCGCAGGTTCGAATCCTGTCCTGCCTACCATTAAATAATAGTTGTAGAAATTCCAGCTTTCTTTGCATCGATTTGAAGTTGCAAAGTTTCAGCATATTCTCTGAATACGTCTGATGTGTTGAGAGTGATTCTCATTTTATTAAGAATAAGTTGTGTTGTCGGCGGGTAGTAAGCTTTTTGCCGGCCAATCATTTGATTCAATTCTTGGACTTTATCGTGTGCGTAATAAAATGCGCGCCCTGGTTCTCTAGTGTTAACGAAATCTAATCCGCGTTGTGCTTCTTCTAAGAAATCTAATATTCTTTTATTTTGCGCGTTCGTTGGTTCCGGCGCATTATCGAAAAATCTGAGATAACTAAAAAGGTTTTGAATGTTGTTGGCCATATTCTCTTGGTTTCCTTGTGTAGTCTAATTATTTTTAAAAAAAACAAATAGCCGTTTTTTTCCCATCTTGTTGAATTATAACGGCATTATTTTTACAATGACATAAACGAAAAAAAAATAAAAGAGAATAGATTTTCATACGTCTATGTAATGCGAGTGGTCCGTGTCTTTGCGGGCATGGGTACACTCATTTACCATAAATAAGGAGAAAATAAATTATGGCTTTTGAATTAGGACAAGTAATTCAGGGACGCCACCTCGTAGCAGGTGACATGTCCGGTGAACTACAGGTATCCGCAGTAGGCGGACACAGCGGCGACCTTGATGCCGTTCTCGCTGGCTTGAACAGCGACATTGAAGCAGAGGAAGTTGCTCGCGCAGCTGCCTTTGCAGCAGGTGAAGCAGCAACAAACGCTGGCTTTACATCCATGGGCGCTCGCGTCGATGCACACGAAGCTTCTGCTGACACTCGTATGGGTGCTGAAGAAGTTGCACGTGCTGCAGCCGACACATCTCTCACGACTCGTCTCGCAGCGGAAGAAGCGGCTCTCGCAGCAGAAATCGCAGCAACAGCAGCAGACTTCGTGTCTGCAGACGCTCGTTCCACAAGCGGCGAAGCAGCTCTCGCAGCTGAAATCGCAGCAACAGCAGCAGATTTCACATCCGCTGACCTCCGCGCTTCCAACGGTGAAGCAGCTCTCGCAGCAGAGATTGCAGCAACAGCAGCAGACTTCGTGTCTTCTGACGCGCGCGTTCTCGCTGACGAGGCTGCTCTCGCAGCTGAAATCGCTCGCGCAGGTGGTGTTGAGTCCTCTTTAGAGACTCGTCTCGCAGCTGAAGAAGCAGCTCTCGCAGCTGAAATCGTAGCAACGACAGCAGATTTCGTATCTGCAGACCTCCGCGCTTTCAACGGTGAAGCAGCTCTGACGGCCTACTCTGGCTCGCAGGCATCAGTCCGTGCTTACGATCAAGTAATCATCAGTGACCACTTCGCTGATGTATACGTAGCTATGGGTGCTCACGAAGTATCTGCTGACGCACGCATTGGCGCTGAAGAATCTGCCCGTGCAGCTTTCCAGACATCTTCTGATGCGCGCCTCAGCGCTGACGAGATTGCCTTGAACGCAGCTGACGCTTCCATTGAGACTCGTCTCATTGCTGAAGAAGCAGCTCTCGCAGCTGAAATCGCAGCAACAAACGCTGATGTCACTTCTATCGATCTTGCAATTGCAGACGAAGTAGCCCTTCGCGGCGGAGCCGACGCGTCTCTCACGACTCGTCTCGCTGCAGCGGAAGCTAAAGAAGCAGCAGATTTCGTATCTGCAGACGCAGCTGCAGCAGCTGAGCACGTAGCAGTAAGCGCAGCCTTCGCATCCGGTGACACTCGTCACGGTGTGGAAGAAGCAGCCCGAGCAGCAGGCGACTTATCTTTGGAAACAAAGATTGACGCTGACATTGCAGCATTGGTTAACTCTGCTCCAGCACAGCTTGACACTCTCTTAGAGATTGCAAACTCTTTGAACAACGATGCTAACGCATTCAACACTCTCAATGGACTCATCTCCACCGAGAATGCTGGCCGTGTAGCAGCACTTGCTTCCGCAGACACTCGTCAGGGTGTAGAAGAGGCAGCACGCGCAGCAGCAGACGCATCTCTCACGACTCGTCTCGCAGCAGCAGAAGCTGAAGAAGCAGCTGATATGATCAGCTCTGACGCACGCGTTCTTGCAGTAGAAGACACTGGTGTCCAGAAGGTTTCCTTCGACGACGCAGCTGGCATCTACAGCATGAGCTTCGGCGCAGGCAAGCCATCGATGGAAATGTCCCTCGACGGTGGTCAGATCAAGGTTGAGTTCAAGGTTGCTGTATAATACAGCTTAGTTCTTGTGAACTACTTAATCTTTTAGATTAAAATTTGAAGGGGGTGGTCTTTAGGCCACCCCCTTCATCTATATAATATGAAACAATACAACGAAGGGTGTCAAAAATGAACAAAAACTATAAAAAGTTAATATTGAAATATCAATATCTCTTAGAAGAATTACAAGACACAGAAGACGATCTACAAACAGTTCAAACTCTCTTCAATAAAGAAATTGAAGATGATGAGCGTACATCAGCTTGGAACGATCATGCTGAAGAATTGAACGAAAATGAAGCTGCAGAAGAAAAACAGGAAGCCTCTGACGATGACGATTGTGGCGACGATGAATCCATGGTACATCCAAAAATAATGAAAACAATATATAGGAGATTGTCTAGAGTTTGCCACCCTGATATATCAGCTGATCCTAGCTCCGAAGCAACGTTCGTGGAGCTATCCGCTGCATATGCCGAACAAAATTATCTTCTCATGCTAATATTGGCTATCGAACTAGATGTCAATATAGACGATCTTAAGAGGCAAATATCAAAAAAACACTTCAAACATTTTAAAAAATCGATAAATAAGCTTGAAGAAAAAATATCCAAACATCAAGGTTCTTTCGCATGGATGTGGTATAACGAAGAAGATGAGAAAAAGAAAGAGGCGATCAAAGAACTGTTTTTGAGAACAATTGACAATATGAGACAAAAAGAAGGGAGATCGAAATAATGTCAGAAAACAATGAAATAGAAAATTACATCTTAAAGCATATGGAATATGTGGATGTAACTCTCACGGTCCGCGCCGACGACGCTAAATTGCTATGTCGTTCTGCTTTGGCCATGATGGTCAATAATTATGAAAAAGAGCATTCCAAATATGCTGTAGCTATCAACAATCTACTAACTGAAGGAAATGCAAAACAAGTTGAAAAAAATATAGTGGAATATATTGCTTTTATTGATGAATATAGGGATTCTTTAGTTGAACTCGACCGCGCCGTAAAAGCGTATGTTGCAAGAGAAACAGCTGAAGTTTCTGCAAACTTCCCCCTAGACGAAAAAATTGATTTAGATGATTTTAACGCACAACTAGCGGAAGCTTCGAAAAAACAACAAGAAGAGATCAAGAAACATAATTCAAAAATTAAAAAATCAACAAAGAGAAAAACAAAGAAATAACACATAGATAGGAGTAAAAGATATGCCAGGAGGAAAAACAAATTCATCGCCAGTCGGTACAAGTTTCATATCACACAATGTAGGCCTTTATAACGTTGGGTCGTACCAAGTTAGTAGTGTACCATTCTTGTCGAGTTCGATAACTGCACAGGCGGATGGAGATATAATCGCCGTTGAATTCCCAAAGGTTACTAAATTCATAGTAATAAGAAATCTACGGCCGGCGTCTCAAACATCAGCGCCACTTAGGTTTGGATTCTCAGAGAATGGGATCAACCGGGCAAATTATATAACCCTTTTTAACGACGAATCATTCACAGCCGATTACAAAGTTTCAAAGATGTATATACGTGCCGATCTTGCCGCAGCAGCAACTGCCTCTGTTTATGCAGGGTTAACTGGAATTCCCGCAAGTCAACTTACGCACAACTGGACTGGATCCAAGGGTGTTGGGTAGAAATGAGCTTCGGTACATTCAGATCGAGGGTACCTCGTGATATTCTGGCCACTTTAGAGAACACTAAAGAGGAAGCGAAACAATACGCCCAAGAACAAGTTAATCAGTTTTCAAGCTCTATTATGACAGAGGTTCTTCCGAACTTGACAGTTTCCGGGGGAATCTCACCAACTGAATTTGCAGCGTTCAGCGCCTCGTTCTCTCAAAACTTAGTAGCGGTAGAAGTTGGGACGATGGCGTACGCCGACCAGCAGGTCACTGTCTTTTCAGCATCTGTCAGTGAGAATCTTTCTGACGGCATATCTGCAACTGAATTTGAAGCATTCAGTGCCTCTTTTGCACAAAACTTAACAGCAGTTGGTGCAGCATCAATGGCTTACGCGGATCAACAAGTTCAAGCCGCAACAGGGTCGATAATGGCATATGCCGATCAGCAGGTTACTAACTTTTCAGCATCTGTCAATGGGAATTTTTCTTACGGCATATCTGCAACTGAATTTGCAGCGTTCAGCGCCTCTTTTGCACAAAACTTAGTAGCGGTAGAAGTTGGGACGATGGCGTACGCCGACCAACAGGTTACTAACTTTTCAGCATCTGTCAATGGGAATCTTTCTCACGGCATATCTGCAACTGAATTTGCAGCGTTCAGCGCCTCTTTTGCACAAAACTTAGTAGCGGTAGAAGTTGGGACGATGGCGTACGCCGACCAACAGGTTACTAACTTTTCAGCATCTGTCAATGTATCCGGCGCCGTAGACACCACTAGTTTGACCACATTAAGTGGTTCAATGGCGGCGGCCGTCGCTGCAATGGAGCTACAAATGAACACTAATATTGGAAACATTGATACTGGTGCCTCTTCGGCCGAAGTAACAGCTTTAAGTGGCACAGTTGGAACAGAAATAAATCAACTTGTTGACGCTATAGCGACGTTAGAATCAATATCTTCACAATTACAATCCCGTGTATCTTACAATACTGCAATTATTGGAATGCCTGAACATATCATACTTACAAATGACACAGGTACCGAATACTCACTCCACGTTAATGACGATGGAGATCTCCTCTTTGATGCATATGCAAACACTGGTTCGGCATGCAACACTCAACTGGTTGCTCTAGAATATTTGACACTCAAAGCTCCAAATGGCCAGCATTATCAATTGAGCGTTCAACCAGACGGCGGCTTAACATTCGATATCAGCACTCTGCCCACTGGAAGCTGCTAGTCCTCTTTGTAAAATACGTCACCGTTGACTAGTTCTGATATTTGATCATAATCTATAAATAGAGAGAGATGTTTTTCATCTTCTCCCTCTGGGCGCCATATTAAAGAGAGTCGGCGCTCCTCATCATACCAGATCCAATCAAACTCATTACCTAGGTTTATCTCTCTAGAAAAAATACAACTGTATTTGTTTTGAGTCATTCCGACGACTAGATCATCATGAAGTGAATATCCTGTGTTTAATATTAGGTCTTCGCCACAGAATGCTAAGGTATCCTTATCAACTAATTCTAGAAACAAATAGCCAGTAATCATCGTGGTGGATACATCAGCCTCGCACCACCACGTGGAAAGCTCATCTTCGTGACTAATCCAAGAACAATCCATGGAAAAAAAGTATTCTCCAAATTCATTATAGTCATCATCTATCGGCCCACTGCATCCGGATAGAATAGACAAAACAAGTAATGTTATTGATTTATTAATTGTATCTCCTATAGTAATTATCATAGATTACAAAAAAACAATTTTTAATAAAATACTTGCAACACTAGGTACTATTGTGCTAATATTGATTTTGATAATGAATATTGTGCTTCCTTCGTCTAACGGTTAGGACATCGGGTTTTCATCCCGGAAATAGGGGTTCGATTCCCCTAGGAAGTACCAAAAAGATGAGATGTGATGTAATGGCAACATGGAACGCTTTGACCGTTCTTTTCTAGGTTCGAATCCTAGCATCTCAGCCATGGAGGGGGAGAAGGGAGAAAAATGGATACTTTAGGCTTAGTCAGCACTGTCGCTCTAGTGTTTATTTCATGTCGAATGATTTGGAAAATACACGCCAATGAAGCGAGCATAAAACGAATCCTCGATGAATTAAACAAAAATTAAAAAATAGCCGGTATAGCTCAGTTGGTAGAGCACTTCACTTGTAATGAAGATGTCCCGCGTTCGATTCGTGGTGCCGGCACCAATAATTTCTTTAAAATTTAGTTTTTGAAGTTAAATGTAGTGAAACCCGATTATGGGTTGTATATAAAGACATGGGGGTGTAGCTCAGTTGGGAGAGCAGTTGCCTTGCACGCATCAGGTCGTAGGTTCGACTCCTATCACCTCCACCATCTTCTAAAAGGGGCCCTCGCGGGCCCCTTTTTTTTAATAAATTTAGTGAATTTACAAACATAGCCAAAGCTGATAAGATATATCATATTGAATAGTAAAAAAAGAACCAGCGGGTGTAGCTCAGCGGTAGAGCATCGCGTTGCAACGCGAAGGTCGTGAGTTCGAATCCTACCACCGAGACCATCTTTCTGTCTTTACGCAGCTATTTAAAATAATTAATTGTTTTGGAAGCGTGTCCGAGAGGCCGATGGAGCACGATTGGAAATCGTGTGTAGTTCATAGCTACCGAAGGTTCGAATCCTTCCGCTTCCGCCAATAATTTTCCCGCGTCTATATAATATATGAATGACAGCAATACAGTGCTTCTATGTCCACCCATGTTTTTTGATGTGAAATATTCAATCAATCCATGGATGAAGGGTGAAAAAGTCAACACGGCCATGGCAAGAAAACAATGGTTTGAGATGAAGTGGGTACTGGAAGATCTAGGTATAAAAGTGAAGCTCATAGGGCAGGAAAACTATCTGCCAGATATGGTTTTCACAGCCAACGCCGGAACAGTTAAAGACAAAAAAGTAGTCTTAAGTAATTTTAAGCACTATCAACGACAGCCGGAAAGAGAAGTATTTCAGCGTTGGTTTGAGGAATTCGGATATGAAACTCACAAGCTACCAGACGGCATGCACTTTGAAGGCTGCGGAGACACGATTCTATCGGGCAACAAGCTGATTGCGGGGTATGGATATAGATCAGACCTCCGGGCCCTTAAAAAGACCGCTGAGATCTTAGAATTGCAATTAATTTCTCTTAAGCTAAAGAATCCCAACTTTTATCACCTAGACACCTGTTTTAGCCTCCTAAGAGAAGACTTGGCCATATATTATCCCGGCGCATTTAGCGATCACACAATATCGAAAATTAAAAACATAGAACTGTTACCGGTAACGGAGAACGAAGCTAATCAGTTCGCATGCAACTCTATCGTGTACAAAGACAACATATTAATGCCGGCAAAGAATAATCGCCTTGTTGATGAATTGGCAAATTATGGTTACACTGTTAGGCTGATCGACACTTCTGAATTCTTAAAATCCGGTGGATCATTACAATGTATGTCTTTATGGATTTAAATATTAATAGGAATAATATATACTTAATTCGAACCATAAAACTACTTATTACATAAGAGGATAATATAATGAGTAGATCATCGGAGAACGTCAAGCGCTGGCGTAAAGCCACAAAAGATAGAATAGTTGCAGCTTTTGGCTCCCAGTGTGGTGTTTGTGGATATGATAGAACCTCTGCAGCTCTTGAACTCCATCATCTCGACCCTGAAGAGAAGGAATTTTCGTTAGGGTCTGTACGAGCTAACATACGTTCGTGGGCTAAAATCGTAACTGAATGTAGAAAGTGTGTACTTTTGTGCGCAAATTGTCACCGTGAATATCACCAAGGTTTGCTTGAGCTACCAAGCGGTATTGCACGCTTTGATGAAAATTATGTAGACTACAAAGAAGTGAGAAGACGCGACAAAAAAGACATATGTCCTATATGTAATGGTGAGAAATTGGTCGGCTCGATAACCTGTTCACGACAATGCGCGGCCAAAAAGAGGCATAAGATTAATTGGGAAATATATGATAGTGTCTTAAAAGAAGAGTTAAAAAGAGGAAGCTCTTGGGTTAAAATATCGGATAAGATAGGAAACATTAGCGACGTTGCTGTTAAAAAGAGAGCAGTAAAAATAGGATTAATCTAAACTTGACATTCCGGAGTGGCGAAACTGGTAACCGCACTTGACTGTTAATCAAGCGTCATTTATGACTTGGGAGTTCAAACCTCTCCTCCGGAGCCAAGATTAGACCCCATCCTGCCGCCGCAGCCAAAAATATTATTAGTGTTCGTAAGAAATACCGGCTCTATATAGTACATATGAGGAAGTCTAATGAGTATTTTTAGAGAACACAAATCAAAAGTTGATAGAAGTGCAACTGACAGAAAGCGCCACAAAGAAAAGATTGAAAAGGCTATCAAGGAAAGCATAAAAGATGTTGTAGCAGAAGAGAGTATTATTGGCCAGAGTGGCAAAAAGAAAATAAAAATCCCTGTAAAGGGTATAAAAGAATATAGGTTTGTCTACGGTGGCAACGAAAAGAATCAAAAGGTTGGATCCGCCGGCGACATCGACGTTAAGAAGGGCCAAAGGATCGGCAAAAAGACGGCAGAAAGAATGCAACAGGGAAACAAGCCCTCCGACAAAGCCGGCGAAGAATCCTATGAAGTAGAGATAAGCTTAGAAGAGTTAGCTAGTTACCTGTTTGACAGCCTAGAGCTTCCGGAACTAGAAAAGAAGAGATTTAAGTTTGTAAATCAAGAAAAGCTAAGAAGGAAGGGCCATCGCCTCAAAGGCATCCGTTCCAGACTTTCAAAGAAGGAAACTCTTAAGAGAAAAATTAAGAGAAAGAAGCGGGCTATAGCGGCTGGTACCTATAATCCCGACAGCGACGAGCGCTTTCCGTTTCACAAGGACGATTTAAAGTATCACCACGTTAAGCCAAAAAATAAAGAAAATACTGCCGCTGTCATTTTCTTCTTAATGGATGTATCCGGTTCTATGGATCAGGATAAAAAATTCTTGGCAAGAAGCTTCTGTTTCCTCTTGTATCAATTCATTAGGCACAAATACGAAAACGTTGAAGTTGTATTTATCTCACACACCACTGAAGCAAAGCAGGTAAATGAGCAAGAGTTCTTCACTAGAATAACGTCCGGCGGTACGATAATGTCGACGGCCCTAGAGTTAGAGAAAGACCTAATTGAGAAGCAATATCACCCAAGTTCTTGGAATATATACACTTTTTATGCCGGCGATGGTGAAAATTGGCCGGCCGACATCAAAAAGTCTGTAGATCTGCTAGCCGAACTCAAAGAAATTAATCAACTAATTTCATATGCAGAAATAACGCCATGGGATACCAACGGTTGGCAAGATCCCACGTGGGTAGATCCCATGGTACCAAAACCATACCATGCCAGAAGGACCAATCTGAACCCCATGGCGCTGTCGATGTGGGAAGAATTAAATTTAATTGAGGACTCCTCTTTGAAGAGAATAAAGATAGTTAACTCAGAGTCAATATGGCCCGCATTCAACAGGCTGTTCGGAGTAAAGAAATAATGAACGATTGGACTATAGGAGAATTAGAGGACTGGGATAATAAGATCTGTAAGATCGGCGAATCATACGGCCTAGACTGGTTTGACATTGATTATGAAATAATCGATTATCATGAAATGATCGGTGCGATGTCCTACACTGGCATGCCTACGCACTATAGACATTGGTCTTTTGGAAAGTCTTTTGAACTTACTCATGCAAAATATACAATGGGTCAGACCGGCCTACCTTATGAGATGATTATCAACTCAAACCCGAGCATCGCTTATTTGATGAAAGAGAATCCACTAAGCACACATTTGTTAACCATGGCACATTGTGTCGGCCATAGTGATTTCTTTAAGAACAACAGAATGTTTAAACATACAGATCCAGACAACGTGATCAATAGGTTCAAGTTAGGCGCTAAGAGGATTCAAGAATATCTCGGAGATCCATCGATAGGTGTAGAGAAAGTAGAAAACATTATAGATGCATGTCATGCAATAAAGTACCAAATCCCCAGAACCCCTGGTATCATAAGACGAAGCAATGATGAACTTAGGGCAATTTATGCGGAGAAGATGCTTGATGATGAGGATGGGATATACGATGATATTAATCTGGATAAGGTGCCCCTAGAACGAGATTATAATTTACTAGCATTCATCAGAGAAAACTCTCGTAATCTTACAGATTGGCAGAGAGATGTAATGTTGATTGTAGAAGAGAATTCTCAATATTTCCTTCCACAAGCTTATACGAAAATTATGAACGAGGGTTGGGCCGTCCTAATTCATGAAAAAATAATGAAAGAATTAGATCTCCCACATAAACATCATTTGGCTTTTATAAAATTACATAATCAGGTCGTCCGCCCACATTTGGGTAGTGTAAATCCTTACCACCTAGGCTATACAATTTTTAAGAAGATAGAGGAAGCTGAAGGCCTAGACGCTTGTTTGTTAGCCCGCGAAGTACATAATGATGTTTCATTTTTAAGAAAATACTTAGATGAAGAAACTTGTAGGGAGTTGAATTTATTTGCTTTTTCCTTTAAAAAAAGAAACAATCAGCATACTATAGATGATGTTTCTAATGAAGACGGGTGGACGAACGTCCGCGACGCTCTAATTAGTACAGTTGGATTGAACTCTGTGCCGGTTGTGTATGTGGAAGAGCTAATGAAGGACAGCACACTACGTATTATACATGAGCACGATGGTCGCGATATAGACCTACGTGACGCGCAAAGAGTGTATGACCATATAAAACAACTGTGGGGAGACGATGTACTCTTTACAACAATAATTGAAGAGGAGCCATGGGAATTCTAAAATGAAAAAATCAACAAAATTTCTTAAGGAAATAGACAAACACAGCAGTCGTAAAAGAGCTGAAAAATTTGAAGGAACTTTGGGAGAATATATCAATCTTCTAGAAGTCAATCCTTCAGCTTGTGATTTAGCTCACAAGCGACTCTATGAGGCTCTTGCTGGCCATGGTATCACTACTATGGCGGAGTCCGACACTAGGTGCAATAAACTTTTTGGCGGAGAAGCAGTAAAAACTTATGATTATTTTCAAAGTAAGTTCTTTGGAATGGAGCGTTCTTTAGCAAAAATCATGAGATTCCTGAGATCAGCCTCTTTAAAAGGTGAAGAAAGCCGACAGGTTTTGCTTTTACTCGGCCCAGTTGGCGCCGGCAAATCTGCCCTTGTAGAACACATCAAGCGCGCCCTAGAGAATTCCGGCCCGATGTATCACATTGCAGATTGTCCAATACACGAGGAACCCCTCCATTTGATCCCGCGTGGTTTAAGAGCCTCTTTCCAAGAAATTTATGGCATCAAAATCGAAGGTGATTTATGTCCCGTCTGCCGGCACAATCTCTTGAATGAACACGCCGGCGATTACATGAATGTTCCAGTTTCAGAGTCGACCTTTTCAATTAGAGGCCGCCGCGGCGTCGGTGTTGTACCACCAATGGATGCCAATACACAGGATACATCGATCTTAATAGGTACTGAAGACATTTCGAAATTGGATCTATATCCAGAAGATGATCCCCGTGTCTTGAGTCTTAATGGGGCATTCAACGTAGGTAATCGCGGCATTGTAGAGTTCGTTGAGGTCTTCAAGAATGAAATCGAGTTCTTGCATACCATGATTACGGCAACTCAGGAAAAATCAGTCCCTTCCCCGGGCAAGCAGGCCATGATTTATTTTGATGGTGTAATCCTCTCTCACTGTAACGAAGCAGAGTGGAATAAGTTCAAGTCTGAGCACACTAACGAAGCAATCTTGGATAGAATTGTACGCGTTAACGTGCCGTACTGCTTAGAATACGCAGAAGAAGAGAAGATTTACAAAAAATTAATTGGTGAATCTGATTTTGAGTGCCATTTTGCGCCTCACACACTAGAATTTGCCTCCATGTTTGCTGTTCTTTCCCGCCTCAAGCCAACGAACAAAGTAGATCTTCTTACGAAGATGAAAATATACAACGGTGAAGAGATTGTTGAAAAGGGTTCTGTTCGCAAACTTGACATTGATGATCTCCGCGAAGAGGTAGTTGATGAAGGGATGACGGGTATTTCTACACGTTTTATCATGAAGGCTATCGACAATGCATTGTCGGACTCAGATAAGAACATGATAACTCCAATCTCTATTCGCGACTCACTTGTAAAGCAGGTGAAGGACCAGATTGTAGATCAAGAAACTAGAGAAACATGCTTGATTTTCTTACAGAAAATTCTTCACGAAGAGTACCTAAGAATTCTAGAGAAAGAAATAACAAAGGCTTTTGTTTCCGCATATGACGAACAGGCCGAAGCTTTATTCAATAACTATCTCGACCATGCCGAGGCTTACGTGAACGCCACAAAGGTTAAGGATCGGGTTACGAAAGAAGAGATCAATCCCGATGAGAACTTCATGAAATCAATCGAACAGCAGATCGGTATACAGGGTAGCGCTAAAGATAATTTTAGAAGCGACATTACTGCTTACATGTTTGCTATGCTCCGCCGCGGCGAAGTCATTGACTGGAGAAGTTACGGGCCCCTACGTGAAGCAATTGAGAACAAATTAGTAACATCAGTGAAAGATATAACAAGAATCGTTACAAAGTCTAAGAGTAGAGATAAGGGCCAACAGAAGAAATACAATGGTATGGTAGAAACTCTAATAGAAGACTATGGATACACCGAAGACTCTGCAGAGGAAATTATCAAATTTGCTGCTAATAATTTGTGGAGAGATTCGTAAATAAAAAGTGATATATGACAAAGACTATCTATGTGCTAGACACTAGTGTTTATTTAACAAACGCTGATTCAATTTTTTCCTTCAACGATAATGATATAATTATTCCGCTGAAGGTATTAGAAGAGGTAGACAAGCATAAGAAGCGCCAAGATGGCGCCGGCTTGAATGCTAGAACGATAATTCGAATATTAGATTCCCTAAGAGAAGAGGGCAGCCTCTATGAAGGCGTCGGCTTGGGCCCGGGCCTGGGAAAAATCAAGGTAAGAGGGATAGAGACAGTTCATACAGACCAGTTCCCTAAAGATCTGAATATGAACGTTCCCGACCATATGATCATCGCGACAGCTCTGTCTGAAAAGATAGATAGTCCCGAAAGCGAAATTGTGGTTGTCACGCGTGACATTAACATGCGCGTAATCTGTGACTCTCTGGGTCTGTCCTGTGAAGATTATATTGACAATAAGATTGTTAAGAGTGGCGAAAGTATTTTTACAGGTCACGTGGCGCACAGCATAGAAGACTCAGAAATCGATGCACTCTATAGCGGTGAAGAGATATACTTAGATCCTGAAGAGATTGAAGTCTTTCCAAATCAATTTGTAATGTTGAAATCAAACATCAATTCAAAAAGAACGGTTTTGACACGATTTGTAAATTATGTTAGCCCTCTCGTCCGCGTCGCCGCTAACAGGGCTGGTGTCTGGGGGGTGAAACCTAGGAACAGGGAACAGACGTACGCCCTAGATATCTTGATGAACCCAGATATATCCCTAGTTACGTTGATAGGCAAGGCCGGCTCCGGTAAGACTCTTTGTGCTATAGCCGCGGGAATACAGCAAACTTTAGATCCAACATCGGGTGATGCTGGCGAACCTAGATACACTAGAATGATCGTTTCTCGCCCCGTTCAGCCGCTAGGAAAGGATATTGGTTTCCTTCCCGGCACCCTGGAAGAGAAGATGCACCCATGGTTGATGCCGATTCAAGATAATCTGCAGTTCTTAATGGGTAACGACAAAGCAACGCTAGAAATGTACATGGAGCAGGGCACAATTGAGATAGAAGCTCTGACCTATATCCGCGGCCGCTCGATAGCAAATGCTTTTATTATTATTGATGAGGCTCAGAACTTAACAACTCACGAATTAAAGACTATTATTACAAGAGTTGGTGAGGGTACTAAAATTGTATTGACCGGTGATGTCGAACAGATTGATAATACATATATCGATGCTACTAGCAACGGTTTAACGCATGCAGTTGAGAAGTTTAAAGAAGCAGACCTAGCAGCCCACATCACCCTCTTGAAAGGTGAGAGATCTAAAGTTGCAACCCTCGCCGCAAAAATCTTATAGGAGAATAGAATGAGCACAGAAGAGAATCCAATATTAAAAGAAGTAGTCGAGCAGGATTCACCATTAAAAACTTTAGTGGTTAATTATGTCGGCACAGTACACAGTCCAGAAAACGGAGAAGTTACCGTAGAAATGATTGTAGACACCATGGTTAAAGAATTTCCAGAATTTTTGATGGTTATCGCAGAAGAAAACTGGATTAGAGGATATCACCAAGCGCTGGGCGATGTCGAAGAGGGCGAACGTTTGGCACAGGAACAATCCACTACTCCCGAGCAAACTGAAACGACTGAAGAAGTCCCCGCCGCAGCAGAATGATGAGAGATTTTGTAAAAGAGGCCGCATCACAGCCTAGGCGTGAATATCATATATACAATGATATCAACGTCTTAATCAAGGATTTCCCGCAGTCCGAAGAGGTTGATATTCCGGCCCTTTTATCAAAAATAGAATACACACTACCCAGATACTACTTCGATAATATTGACGTTGTTTATGTCGGCGAATTCGAAGATTTGGGTGATCGCAATGCTGCATTTTTAGATGGCGCTATCTATATGACGAGCACAGAACCAACAACACATGATATGTTAGAAAATATTGTACATGAGGTTGCGCACTCCCTAGAGGGCGATCATGGTGATATGCTGTATGGCGACCAGAAGGTTATTAGCGAATTCCTAGGAAAAAGAGAAAGACTTAGGTTAATTCTAGAACAAGAAGGTTACACAATCCCTGAAGAGTTCTACGAGCAGACCGAATACAACAGAAATTTTGATAAATTCCTAATGAATACGGTAGGGTACCCTACATTAACATATCTGACAATGGGCCTGTTTGTTAGCCCATATGGTGCCACTTCTTTGCGAGAGTATTTTGCAAATGCTTTTGAGCATTTTTATATCAATGATCGCGAAGATGTTAAGAAAGTAAGTCCGCAAGTTTACTTGAAGATTGACTATTTACATAAAACAGGAGAGTAATATGTTAAACACATTCAACGAACTTAAAAAGGAATTATCCCTAGATACCAGCACGAACACCTTGACAGTGACAATTGGCGTACCAAAGAAGACCAGAAGAACCTCATTGATTGTCGTAAAGGGTAAAACCGTTAAGAATTGGGTAGAGAATTCTGGCTATGTTGTTGTCGATACAATTAAATCAAATCGTATCGACAATAGCGAAAGCGTAGCCGACAACACTTGGGTATATGAAGTGGAGAAATTGATTCAGGCCACCCAGCCGACAAAAATTGAAAAAGAAGACCCTCAGCCGGCCGCGAGACCAGAAAATCAAGAAAAAGAAGAAAAAGCTATTGACAATTCTGAAGCAGAGGCTATAATAGAGACTAAGACAGTGCAAAAGCGACCTAAAACTCGCAAAAAGGGAACTAAGACAGTTCGGAGCACTAGAAAAGAGGATTAGTGTCTGCAAAAAAACATATATCTTTTAGCGAGCTAAAGGATTGGAAATTATGTCCGTTTTATCACAACTTAGCATGGATCAAGAAATTAAGCTCGTTTGAGGGCAATGAATACACCGCTTTTGGTACGGCTATCCACGACACCTGTGAGAAAAAGCTTCTAGAAAAGGGTTTTGACGAGAAGGAGCATTTTCTGACTTCTTTCAAGAAGACCCTGCAAATTCTAGAAAATAAGTCCGTAGTAATCGACACCTCTTTGATAGAAAAGATGGTTGAACAGGGCGTCGGTCTTCTTCCGGAAATCGAACCGGCCGTGAAGGAATATTTTCAAGAATTTGAAGTTGTTTCGACAGAAGAACAACTCTATGAACCCATTGAAGGTGCTGATGGCCTTTGTTTTAAGGGTTTTATCGATGCCGTGATCAAGACGCCGGATGGAAAATATCATATTATAGATTGGAAGACTTGTTCCTGGGGCTGGGATGCCCGGAAACGCCAAGATCCGATGGTGACATATCAGCTAACTTTATATAAGAAGTTTTTCTGTGAAAAGCACAATCTTGATCCGAAAGATGTTGAAACCTACTTTGCTCTATTGAAGCGCACGGCTAAGAAAGACAAGGTTGAAGTTTTCAGAGTTACCTCAGGGCCAAGAAAAACTGAAAATGCTTTTAAACTTTTGATGAAGGCTGTTTATAATATAAAAAACAAGAAGGTCATCAAGAACCGTCTTTCTTGCACGCGGTGTGTGTTTAGGGGGACCGAACACTGCCCTTAAAGGAATAAAATGGCAAAAAAGATTAAAATTTTCACATTAAGCGACCATCCGCTTTCGCCCTCTGGTGTGGGCACACAGACAAAGTACATGATAGAGGCTATGCTTAGAACTGGAAATTACCAGTTCGTAAGCTTTGGCGGCGCAATCAAGCATCACGACTACAGGCCAGTTAAAACAGAAGAGTGGGGTGATGACTGGGTAATATACCCTGTTGATGGCTACGGAGATCAAGAGTCAGTAAGATCAGTAGTGTGGTCTGAAAAGCCAGATGTGCTGTGGTTTATGACAGATCCTCGCTTCTGGGACTGGCTATGGGCGATTGAAAATGAGATCCGGGCCAATGTTCCTATGGTCTACTATCACGTTTGGGACAACTATCCTTACCCTAAATTCAACAAAGCTTTTTATGACTCCAACGATCATGTCGCATGCATATCGAAGCTAACGTATGATGTTGTACAGAACGTATCACCAGACGTAGGTAGCTCCTATGTTCCTCACACGGTTGACACAGGCATATTCAAGAGGCTCGATGAAGCGACAGTTGCGGAGTTTAAAGAAGAGCACTTCAAAAGCGCGAATAATCCAGATCGCTTAGTTTTCTTCTGGAACAATAGAAATGCAAGAAGAAAGCAGTCCGGCACTGTATTATGGTGGTTTAAAGATTTCTTAGACGTTGTTGGCCACAGTAACGCATGTTTGATAATGCACACCGAAACGGATGATGTACATGGCCAGGATCTGGAAGCTATAGCTAGAGAATTAAACCTCACAGATGGCCAAGTTCGCTTTTCGAAACAAAAAGTCCCACCGGAGTACTTAGCGCTCGCCTATAACATGGCCGATTGTACTATCAATCTCGCCGATGCTGAAGGCTTTGGTTTGGCAACTCTAGAGTCCTTAGCATGTGAGACTCCCATTATAGTCACAATGACCGGCGGTATGCAGGAGCAAGTTACAGATGGTGAGAACTGGTTTGGCATAGGCCTGGAACCGGCCTCAAAGGCAATTATCGGATCGCAAGAGGTTCCGTACATCTATGAAGACAGGCTAGCCCGTAAAGACTTTTTAGATGCCATATTAAAGATTTATAACATGACTCCAGCCCAACGCCAAGAATTGGGCGCCAATGGTCGTAATCACATCATGACAAACTATTCGTTTGATCAATATAGCAAAAACTGGGATGAGCTTTTTATGAGCATTCATGAAGAGTGTGGTTCGTGGTCGACAAGAAAAAATTATGAGTCTTGGACCTTCAAGGAGATAAAATGAGAAAGAAGATTTTAGTCAAGGGCCCCGCCCTCTCACGTTCAGGGTATGGAGAACAGACAAGGTTCGCCCTCAGATCCCTCAGATCCCAGGAAGAGAAGTATGACATTTATTTACAGAATATCCCATGGGGTGCCACTGGGTGGATCTTTGAGGTCAACGAAGAGCGCGAGTGGATCGATAGTACACTAGCTAAAACTGTCAAGCATACAGCCTCTGGTGGCAAGTTTGATATGTCCTTGCAGGTCACAATCCCAAATGAGTGGGAAAAGTTAGCTCCGATAAACATCGGATATACGGCCGGCATTGAGACAAGCCAAATCTCTCCACATTGGATTGAAAAATCAGAAGTGGTTGATAAGATAATCACAATATCCAAGCACTCCCGGGACGTTTTCTTAAATACAGTCTATGATGTGCAGAACAAGGAAACCGGTGCTGTCGTTAAGGGCTACAGATGTGAAACACCCATCGAAGTAGTCCACTACCCAGTGAGAAGCGTTGAACCGGCCGCTTTGAGTTTGGATCTAGAAACAGATTTTAACTTCTTGATGATAGCTCAATGGGGAGTTAGAAAGAACCTAGAGAATACCTTACGATGGTTTGTTGAGGAATTTATTGATCGTGACGTTGGCTTAGTCCTCAAGACGAATCTAGCGAACGATTCGGTTATGGATCGCGTACATGCAGAAGAGCGCCTAAAAAGTCTTCTAGATTCGTACAAAGACAGGAAGTGTAAAGTGTACATGATACACGGCACAATGTCTGATAGTGAATTGGCCGGACTCTACACACATCCGAAAATTAAAGCTCTAATTTCTTTAACTCACGGTGAGGGCTACGGCCTTCCAATTTTTGAAGCCGCTTATAGTGGCCTACCGATTGTCACTGCTGGCTGGAGTGGCCATGTAGACTTCCTAAGTGCCCCAGTTAAAGATAAGAAGGGCAAAATGAAAGTCAAGCCACTTTACGCATCGGTCGATTACGAAGTCAAGCGAATTCAGAAAGAGGCTCGATGGGAAGGCGTCATCGAAAAGAAATCAGAGTGGTGTTACCCCCGCGAAGGCAGTGCAAAAATGCGCATGCGAGAGGTCTTTAAAAACCATAAACTAGCCCAAAGTCGCGCCAACAAATTGCAGAGTTGGATCATCGATAACTTTACAGAAGAGTCGAAATATGAACAATTTGCGAATGCAGTTTGTAATGAAACGCTTAACTTAGATTGTGAATATGTTTTTGTCAGCGACAGGTTCGCTGATCAAGCGCCCGGCGGAGCAGAATTGAGCCTGCAGGCTGTAATCGACAGCACACCAGCCGATTATATTAAACTTAACGCAGCTGACGTTAGTTTGGGTTTGATTGAAAAGTTGCAAGACAAAACTTGGATATTCTCTAACTTCACTTCTTTGGACAAGACTCTGATTCCTGTAGTAGCAAGAGACTTAAAGTATTACTTTATAGAATCAGATTACAAATACTGCGAACACAGACTACCACAACTTTGCCAGATCTTCAATGGCTGCGAAGATTGTGATTGCGTCGAAAAAGAGTCCGGACAATTAATTAAATTGTTCTGTGATAACGCGCAGTTACTGTTCTTCCGTTCTGAGAAACAGCGCGAACATCATTTATCTGCCCTGGCTCTAAATAAGAAGAAGACGAGAATAATGTCCGCTGTGTTCACATCGGAGATACTAGACTTACTGCAAGAAATGCGCACCACGTTTGCCGACAAGAAAGTGGATGTTTGGGTTATTAGCTCCTCCCCGTCGTGGGTCAAGGGTCATCAAGCTTCTAAGAAATGGTGTGAAGAAAATAAGAAGAACGTATTTGAATTGCATGGTCGATCATATAAAGAATCCCTAGCTTGCTTAGCTCAGGCCCGCGGCCTCTGCGCATTGCCTCCGGGTTATGATACTTGTCCGCGGATGGTGATCGAAGCAAAATTATTAGGCTGTGATCTGGAATTGAATGATAATGTTTTACATGCGAAAGAGCACTGGTTCGATACAGATGATTTGGAGGTTGTAGATACACACTTAAGATCTGTCATTCCATCCTTCTGGGAGGCAGTAACTGGTTAAAATGTCAGATACTCATTTTAAAATTGTTACTTCGATGTACAACGTTGAAGATTGGATTAAAAGAACAGCGTCGAGCATAAAAAATCAGAACTACACAAATTTTCAATGTGTCTTCATTGATGATGCGTCCACTGACAGAACTGTGGAGATCTTAGAAAGCCTCGTAGGCGATGATGAGCGGTTTGCTGTTCTTAAGAATTCAGATAAGAAATATTCGCTAGGCAGGATCAACCAGGGTATCGAGCATGCTTCTCCTGCCGATGAAGATATTATTCTGAGTGTCGACGGAGATGATTGGCTAGCCACAAAAAACGTATTAACTTATCTGGATGAGTTTTATAAGAAGGAACAATGTTGGATGACATACGGAAGCTATATGGAATACCCAACAGGTATGAAGGGTATCGAAGCTTCGGCATATTCTCCGGAAGTCGTCCAAAATAACACATATAGAACAGATCGATGGCGTGCCTCCCATTTAAGAACATTCAAATACAAACTTTGGAAGAACATCGAAAAAGAAGACCTTCTAGACTGGAATGGCAATTTCTTCAAAACGACTATCGATAAAGCTTTCATGTACCCTATGCTGGAGATGGCCGGCCCCCGTGCCAAATATATAGACGAAACGCTCTACGTGTACAATCTGACAAATCCGCTTAACGTGCATAAATCCCGTCGAGAGTTACAATTAAAAACAAACGATTACCTGAGAGGCAAAGAAGCATATGACCGCAAAGACATATTGCATTAAAGAAGAATACATCCACAGAGATGAATATATCCAGAATGTACAAATAGGCTCTGGAGACAAGTTCCAAGATCGAGTGTACGCAAAAGCCCACGAGGTTTGCGAGCGTAATAATTGTATGACTGTACTGGATATTGGATGCGGATCTGCCTATAAGCTGATAAAATATTTTGGTGATAAAATTTTTTTAGGATTAGAACTTGAACCGAATCTGAGTTGGCTTAAAGAAACTTACCCTCATTACCACTTCCGACGTTCTGATTTTGACAACCCTCCCGGTGGCCACTTTGACTTGGTAATCTGCTCTGATGTTATCGAGCACTTAATAGATCCAGATCAGCTGCTAGAATTTGTACAAAAGCTAAGCTTTGGCACATTCGTTGTTTCAACTCCGGAGCGAGACAATATGCAGATTTTACAAAAGGGTCACACTTGGGATGGCCCACCACACAATGTCTATCACGTTAGAGAATGGACGGCACCAGAGTTCAAGCAATACATTTCTCAAACATTCAATGTCGAAGAACAGATATTAACGAAAGGTGAAGAAGTTAGTACAGTTGACGAGTGTCAAATCGTCGTTGCAACTAGAAAATGAAAGTTCTTCTAGACAATGTGAATTTAAATTCCACTAGTGGTCCGAATCACTTTGGATCAAAACTAAATAAATACATAAGTCGCCTGGGGTCGGAACTAGTATCACACCCTTCAGCTGCAGCTCCTGACATTCAATTGTCTTTTATAGAATCCTTCATCGATACGAATTTACCATTAGTTCAGCGCCTCGATGGAATCTACTTCGATATTGATAAAGATAACAAGTTGCTAAACTCAAACATACTCAGGACATATGAGAGATCATCAGGAGTGATATTCCAATCCGAATATTGCAGAGATCTCTGTTTTAGATATTTGGGAGAACACGACAATCATGCCGTCATTCATAACGGCGCCGATTATGAGCTAATAAGAGAGATTACTCCCATGGAGGTCCCTATGCTTAACAAATTCGAAACAGTGTGGTCTTGCGCCGGCCGCTGGCGACCATGGAAGCGCCTCCGACAAAACATAGAATATTTCATTAACTTTTCTGGACCCAACGACTGCTTGATTGTCGCTGGAGATGGTGGCGCCAGTGAGATGATAAAACACGATAGAGTATTTTATGTTGGTAGACTTCCGGTTGATATCTTATTTTCTTTATATAAGAGATCTAAGCACTTTATACATTTGGCAAGATATGACGCTTGTCCAAACGTTGTAGTCGATGCCCGCGCCAGCGGCTGTCAGATCATATGCTCTTCTTTAGCAGGAACAAAAGAAGTCGCTGGCCCAGACGCTACCATTGTCGAAGATATCCCATGGGATTTGGAGCCGGTAAGCACAACGAGAATTCCAGATATTAAGTTCGATAACATAACAAAGAACACATACGATACGAACATCGACATGTCCTTTGTTGCAAAAAAATACTTAAACTTTCTAGAAAAAACTTTACAATAGGATTATTATGTTAGTACAAAAACAAGTTGATAAATTTATGATGAACCTGAACGTTGAGGATGGAGGCATCTCCAGAGTGCTCTATCACATCGGAGAACGCGAGCTAGCGTTTATGTCTCTTTTGCGAGAGACAGTGCAGGAGGGCATGACATGTGTAGATCTGGGTAGTAATATCGGGTACACAACTCTTTTTATGCTCGACAAGGTTGGGCCCCGCGGCCGCGTTTATGCAATTGAGCCCGACCCAAACAACCTAGGTCTCCTTCGAAGTAATGTTAGCCAGAACCACTTCCTAGAAAACTGTGAGATCACTCAATGTGCAATTTCAGATACAGATGGTCAGTTAGACTTTTGGCAGGCCAGCGCTCCGAACCTGAGCAGTATCACCAAACACAAAAATAGCACTCACAAAATCACCGTTGATTCTTACTGTCTTAACACTTTCTTGTCTGAGCGTTCCTATCCAAACTTTATAAAAATGGACGTTGAAGGAGGCGAAGTCAAGATTTTTGAAGGTGGGCTGGAATACTTTACGAAAAATAGAGGCACCACACACTTCTTGGTCGAGGTGCATCCAGCAACCTACAATGAAGACAACGACTTCGAAGCAGTGCTCAAAGAGTACTTCAAGATAGGATTCAACCCCAAATATGTTGTAACCACACCGGTGCCACAGCCGGCCTTATTTGCTGATGCTGGTTACACTCCGTCCCGCACTGTTGAAACCGATGGTTTTCATCGAGGCGTCTACGATGATATTTCACAAGAACATCTACTAGAATTTTCTTGTAGAGAACATCCCGAGGGCCGCAGCAAGAAAATCGTAAGAAGCTTCATGCTTTCCAGAGAAGAGTAAAACATTAAATGTACTTTGACAAAGGATTGAATGACTTTGGGATAGTTCTAAAGGGGGCTAGTGTTGCAAGGATTCATAAGATAGTCGACAATTATCAAGACTGCTATATGGTTAATAATTTTGACCGTAATGCGAATAATGAAGAGTCTGAGTGGAGTTTAGTAGCTCCATTACTTCATGGAAAGAACATTGTTCATTTTGTCAATCGACTTGAAACGGCCCCCCTTCTAAGAGAACATTATGAAGAATTGAATATCCAACATATCCAGTTCACGAAAACAGAGCTGGACGCCCGCCTCCGCGACATGAAAAACCTTTATGAAAGCTATGACCTAACTTGCCATATGCTTCCAGAGGAACTGTTAGAATATAATAGCTTCTTTACGGACAAATATTATATGCGCCCGGGCGATTCCAATTACGCTGTGAAGCACCCGAACACAGGTGTTTTATCGATCATTTATGCTGCTCATGTTTTGAAACCCAAGAACTTGTGGATTGCTGGTTTGGACTTTTATCAAAACGATTACCTGTTCAGAAGGCCGTGGATTGCGCCCCTAAAGAATCAACAGTTGAAAATGAAAAACACTCAGATGGTAGAGCACTTTGTCGAGATCATCAAAAAGCATCCGGATATTAATTTTAAGATGATAACTAATGCGAAATTACCAAGTTTAGATAACTTGGAGATCATAGAGTGACAGAGTATAAAGATCTTTTTGGGCCCGCCGAGTTACGTCTTTTTCTAGAGAAGATCAAACCCGATGAAAAATATAATGATTATCTTAGAGGCAAGCGCGTCGCCATAGTGGGCCCATCGAAACATATGCTGGCATATGACGCCGGCAGTGTTATTGATGAATATGATGTTGTTATTAGAATGAAGTGGGTTGATATCCTACCACTCTCAGAACACTGCAATGGCAAATATGTAAAACACATCGGCAGTAAGACTGATGTTGTATACGGTAATAGGTTTCTTATTGTTAACAACATGATGCAGGAATATCTAGAGTATTTTAAAAGATCTGAAATAGATCACTATAGAATCCCCGATAATAAGGTTTCGAACCACTTTTTCTCCAAGGAACTAGCATGCGGCACGACGTATACAGAATACGCATGCGGAGATTTTGGACTTCAGTATCAATCTATCACACAAACAGATGGTACAAGATATTGGCCGCAAACAGGAACGGTGGCCATCATGGAAGCAATTGCTAGCGATGCTGCAGAGATTTTCGTTAGTGGCATAACCATGTATCATGGCGGTGGCCACATCTTCCAGAAGAATAAGAACCCCACACACAATCAGCCTATTGTGGGAAAACATCACGGCGTGTTAGAAACAGCAATGTTAATAGATTGCTATGAATTATCAGAAAATCGTGGTAAAATAAGATTTGATGAGCCCCTGTATAACATTATGAACATGTACAAACAGGGTTTAGCCACGAAGGAAATTACAAAAACAATAAATGAGTTTGTAAATAAACTGGAATGATAACAGACAAGAAAATTTTAGCAGTCACTCTCGCCCGCGGCGGCTCAAAGAAGATTCCGAGAAAAAACATAATCGACATCAATGGTAAGCCGCTGCTAGCCTACACAACAGAGATCGTCAAGGAGAGTCAGTATGTGGATAAACATATTGTATCGACGGATGATTTGGAAATTGCAATGATCGTAGAAGAATGTGGAGCCGAGTTGCATATGAGGCCCCCCCTTTTGGCACAAGATGATACTACCTCTGCAGCTGCGTTGATGGATGTTGTGCAAAGCAACCCCAACTATGACTATGTGGTGGAAGTCATGGCCACAAATCCATTAAAAACGACAGAAGACCTTGACAAAGCACTAGAGAAGCTTTATGATACTGGAGCTGACTCTGTTGTATCGGTAGTGAGAATATGGGATCACCACCCCTCTAGAGTCAAATATATCAAAGAAGACAAGTTAATGGATTTTTACCCAGAGATACCCGAATCCCGCCGGCAAGATTTAACACCGGCAGCATATGTCAGAAACGGAAGTATATATGCAACGACTGTGGAGTCTTTCCTAGAACATGAGGTTCGCCTAGGCCCAGATACAAGGCCCTATATTATGTCAGAAGAGAACACGATTAATATCGATGAACCTAGAGATTTAGAGTTAGCAAGAATAATACTTAAATGAAAATTATATGTATAACACCAGTGACTGATACCATGATGCAGAACCTTGAGACGAAAGGTGATGTCACATACTGTCCAAATATTAACAAAAATCAGCTGTCAGAGGCTCTTAAGGAAGACTACGACGTTATATTCACCAACCCTAACAAACAGGGTTTCGTGCTTGATAAGGGCCTCCTGGGGCCCTCTAGCGTGTCTGTAATCTGTACAGCCTCGACGGGTACTAACCATATTGACAAAAAATACTGCCAAGACAACAATATTACTATATTTTCTATAACGACGGATTATCCACTTTTGAGGAAAATCACATCAACAGCAGAGCACTCTTTTGCTCTAATGATGGCCTTGTTGAGAAATCTACCTAATTCACAGAATTCTGTTATTGCCGGGGCATGGAACTGGGAACCGTTTTTAGGTCGCCAAATCAACTGTTTGAAAATTGGTATTGTTGGCTATGGCCGCCTAGGCGAGATGATGGCGCGCTATTGTGCCGCTTTCGGAGCAGAGGTTTATATCTGTGATCCATATAAAAGTACAGACATGAAATACCCCCAGGTTGATTCTTTAGAGCGACTGTTCGAAATTTGCGATGTGGTTTCTCTCCATGTGCATGTCACAGATGAAACAAAATATTTTATTAATAAAAAATTGCTTGCAAAAGTAACCAAATCAGTGTATCTTATCAATACGTCTCGTGGTGAGGTTGTTGATGAGAAGGACATCATTTCCATGTTAGAATCAGGTAAGTTAGCTGGATATGCGACAGATGTCGTTGAGGATGAATTTGGAGACGTATCGAACAGTCCAATAATCCAACACTTAGAAGATTTAAATATTATTGTTACTCCTCACATTGGGGGTATGACAAGTGATGCTAGGGAACTAGCTTATAATGGAGCAATTAACAAATTGGAGAATACAAAATGACAGAAATTATTGCTGAAATCGGTTGGAATCATATGGGAGACATCGAGTTGGCTGATCGTATGATCGGTGCTGCAGCCCGAAGTGGCGCCACTTATGCTAAATTTCAAACTTGGTCTGTTTCTAGGTTGAAAGACGGAGAGTGGGACAGGGACGGCCGCCGCCAAATCTACGAAAATGCAGAATTAACCGCAGCTGATCATATAGACTTGATGAACCTGTGTGACAAGCATAGCATTAAATTTCTATCATCAGTGTTTAGTGTTCCAGATGCTCAACTGCTAGCAGACTTGGGCCAGTCATCGGTTGTTAAGATTCCGAGTTTTGAATGCAGAAATGTAGAATTAATTGATTTCTGTAATGAGCACTTTAAGAAGGTTTATATGTCAACAGGCACATCCAAGTGGTCAGAATTACAGGAAATCGTACCAAGGTTCGATAAAGCTGAACTCACCCTTCTTCACTGTGTCTCTTCTTATCCATGCTTGCCAACCATGGCAAACATTTCAAAGCTAGCTGACTTAAAAACTCTTTGCCCTCGTATCGGCTATAGCGACCATATCATGGGAGTGGAGTCCGCGAAAGTGGCGTTAGCCTATGGTCTAGACGTTGTTGAGAAGCATTTTACGGTAGACCATGACCTTCCGGGCCGCGACAACAAGTTTGCAGTACTACCAGAGGAACTTAAGAGCCTATCGGAATTTATCACACTTGTCAAAGAGATGCATCAGTTTCACGGGCTAGACTATCAGGCCGCAGAGGAAGGTGCCCGCAATGAATACGCGGGAAGATTTAATGGCTGATAATATCTCTATTATTATTCGAAACAGGAACGAGGAGAGGTGGATAGGTTATGCTATTCAGTCTTCTCTAGACACATTTGAAAATCCGGAGATTATTGTCATTAATAACAATTCAGTGGATCAGTCAATGGAGATCGTGAACGAGTTCTGTTTTTCTAATATTAAGATTTCAAACATTGACAATTATACCCCTGGTCGCGCCTTGAACACTGCAGTGAGGGAGGCATCAAACGAAACAATTTTGATCCTATCAGCTCACAGTGTTATAACGAAGCCAGTCGATTTGGAAAAAGTCCAAAGACAGCTTCAGGAACATGTTGCTGTATTCGGAAAACAAACACCAGTATATCGCGGCCGCAAGATCACAAAGCGTTACGTTTGGTCACACTTTACAGACGAATCTGTGGTTAATATGTGGTCTGAGCCCGAGAGCAGACACTTCCTTCACAATGCTTTCTGCTTTTATAACAAAGGGGCATTGCTGGAAAATAAATTCGATGAACGGCTTTCTGGTAAAGAGGATCGTTACTGGGCTAATAAGGTTGTATCACGCGGCCTGACGTACCTATATGATGTAGAGTTACAATGTGACCACCATTGGACCCCAGCCGGCAACACTTGGAAAGGTTTGGGCTAATGAGAATTGTTGCGTTTATACCAGCCAAGGGGAATTCGAACAGACTTAAGGGGAAAAACATGTTTCCTCTGAAAGATAAACCTCTAATTTGTTGGACTTTCGACGCGATCAAAGAATCAAAATACTTAGATGAGGTATATATTTCGACAGATAGTGAAGAAATCTCTAACATTTCCTTACTTTACGGCTTTAACGTCATAGAAAGGCCTCCGGAGCTTACGCTACGACATGTTGGAAAACAAGAGGTTTTAGAACATGCGATTGTTGAAATAGAAGATGTGGAAAAAGTAGATTATATTTGTATGCTACAGGCAAATTCCCCTCAGATTGAGGCTTCTAAGATAGACGAAGCTGTCGAGAAAGTTGTAAATTCGGCCGGCGAGGTGTGGGAGTGCTTATCGATAAACAAAGAAACCTTGTTTACTGATGGTGCTATAAGGGTTTTTCACCGAGATTGCTTAACTCGCAAAGGCCTAGGCATGTATATAAGTACTGTTTTGACCGATTACGTTGACGTACATACGATTGAAGATATAAGAAATATAGAGGCTACAGGCGCTTAGATGTATAAAGTTACTGTTGGTATATGCTGTTTTAATCAAGACGATTGGGTGTATCGTTGTTTGAGGAGTCTATCATCTCAAAGTATGCACAAAGACGATTTTGAAGTTGTTATTGTAGACGATAACCACAAACCCAGCCAAACGCTAGAGGATGTATGCGCCGCAATGTCTAACGTATTGAACATACGACTGGTAAGGAACGAAACGAACATTGGCCTGCCCGCCTCATTGAATAGGATTCTAAAAACGGCCCGCGGCAAATACTTTGTTAGAGTAGACTCTGATGATTATGTGTCCAGGCATTTCCTCTATATGTTATCGACGTTTTTAGAGATGAATGAGAACTATCAAGCCGTTTATTGCGATTATATGAAAGTCAACCATGTTGGCCAGAAGTTGGGGTATTATGATGCACATACTGCCCCTATAGCGTGCGGTGTCATGTTTACATATGAATCACTTTGTTCATTAAATTTTTATAACGAAGAGTATAAAATGAGAGAAGGGCATGAATTGTTGGAGAGATTCCAGCAGAATTATTCAATGTACCACCTAGAAGCACCACTGTATCGGTACAGGATACATGAAGAGAATAGAACAAACAACAAAAAGCAAGTAGAATACTACGATTTAAAGCTTAAAGGAGAAGAAAATGGCTAGATGTTTAGTAACAGGGCATAAAGGGTATATTGGTACCAAGCTCGTTGAGGAATTAGAACGACAGGGGCATGAGGTCGTAGGGATCGATCTGCAAGATGGAAAAGATGTAATATTAGAATTGCAAGAACATACAGATGGAGGGTTTCACCCCCACTACGTAAATTTTAAACCAGAATATCTGTTCCACTTAGCTTGTATCCCTCGCGTCGCCTACAGTGTAGAGCAACCTGTTGAAACAATGCAGAACAACGTTCTAGCCACTAGCGTTGCCCTTAATTTTGCGCGCAAGAACGGGGTAAAGCGGTTTGTATATTCAAGCTCCTCTTCGGTACGTGGCAATGGGAATGGTCCTGTTAGTCCATATGCTCTTCAGAAGTACACATCTGAGTTAGAAGTGGGAATGTACAGCGCCCTTTATGGCACGATGGACACTGTGTCTCTTCGTTACTTCAATGTTTATTCACACGATCAACAGGCCTCTGGCCCATACGCTACTGCCGTCGCAGCATATATGAGAGCCGTGAGAGAGGGTACCACCCCTCACATCACTGGAGATGGAGAGCAGCGCCGCGATATGTCTCACGTACTGGATATTGTTTCTGCAAACATATTCGCCATGGAACACACTAAGGATTTTTCTGGCCAACACTTTGACGTTGGAACTGGAAGTAATATATCTCTTAACCAGATAAAAAATATTGTACAAAAACACCACCCTAGTGTAGAATTTGAATATGTTGAAGACCGCGCCGGCGATGTACGCAATACAAAAGCAAATATGGTGCCACTAATGGAATTGGGATGGACGCCTAGCTGGAATATTAACGATGGCATTGAGGACTGTTTTGAGCGAACGAGAGTAGGGTAGTATGAAAGAGAAGATCGGTATTATAGGAAATGGATTTGTAGGCTCTGCAATTGCGTCCGGCTTCGCGCTGCATGCAGATGTGAAGGTCTATGATGTAGATACAACTAGGTCGACCCACAGCATGGGGCATGTCATAAATGAATCTAATGTTATTTTTGTTTCGGTACCGACTCCAATGCTTCACACCCTAGGCGGAAAGATTGATACAACAATCATGGATGGGGTTTTCGAACAAATTTCCATGTTGAATAATCGAAAAGACAATATCTTTGTGGTGAAATCTACAATTGTACCCGGAACAATCGAGAGGTACATAGAAAGATATCCCAAGCTCAACATCGTGTTTAGTCCCGAGTTCTTAACCGAACGTGCTGCGCGCTTTGATTTTATTAATGCATCTAGGATTATTTTAGGTGGAGAATCCAAGCTAACTGAGCAAGTGGAAAACACTCTAAGAGTAAGGTTCCCCCATGTTAGAATCATCCACACAGATGTAGCTACGGCTCAATTTATCAAGTATATGGCAAATTGCTTTTTCGCAACAAAAGTTTCATTCATGAATGAGATGAAACAAGGAGCAGACAAATTGGGCGTTAATTGGGATGATGCCATATTAGGCTTCATCACAGACGGCCGTATCGGGAATTCGCATATCGATGTCCCAGGTCACGATGGTAGCCTAGGTTTTGGAGGCAAATGCTTTCCAAAAGACTTGAATGCATTTATTGAACTGTTCCACGAGAATGGTATTGATCCGGCAGTTATGGAATCAGTTTGGAAGAAGAATTTAGAAGTAAGAAAAAACTTAGATTGGGCCGAGATTGTCGGCGCAGTAACTAACAAAAACTAAGAGGAGTTTTAAGATGAAGTTAAGTAAGCAAGCACTTGGGGCAATCATGATGACCCTACAGAAATCATTAATGGAACAAAGCGATATCGTTCCAGTTTTAGAGGGGTTTAATTTGACTCCAGATGAGGACGATGGAAACGTATTGCACGTTGCAAACCCCCCTGTCGTCAGTTTCGAAAACGTTAACCCTGAGGTCGCAACCGCAGAAACCACCGAGACTGATACTACAGATACAGAAGCATAAAACATGCCGAGATACACATATCAATGTAGTTCCTGTAATGACATGTTGAATGTGTATCACTCCATTAAGGACGTTTTGGAAGATTGTACCTTATGCGAGACTACGGGTTCTTTGGGCCGGCTATTGAGTCGACCTTTATACACTACGAAAGTTGCAACAAAAGCAAAAATCGGAGAAGTCACAGAAAACTTTATCGAGGATGCTAAGAAAGAACTAGCCCAGCAAAAGAAAGGGCTAAAGAAAAAAAGATGATAATAGTTGTTATACTATCTGTATTATTGAATATTCTTTTAGTCTGGTATCTGTATAAGGTGCTGGCCAAATTATTGTATACTTCCGACAACTTGGGCGACTTATATCTCATCACTAGAACATACAAAGAAATGGTTAGCTCCATGTATGGTATGGATATGTTTTATGGAGAGCCTGTGATACAAGAACTACTCGCGCGATCCAAAGAATTGGTTGAAGAGATTGAGAAGTTTGAGGAAATATACGAAATTACAACGAATATTGAATTTGAGGATGAACTAGATGCCGCCGAAGAAGAGAAAAAAGAGAACTAAAAATTTATATTTTACCAAAGATCACGAACTAGCGATCATTGAATATACAAAAACTCCGTCAAGAGCTAAGAGATCAGAGTTGTATATCGAGTGGATTCAGCCGGCCTTTGATCAAATGGTAGACAAAATTATTTATACTTACCGGTTTGGTAATCTGCCAAACATTGAGTACCTTAAGCAAGATTGCAAGATCTGGTTAACCACCATTTTAGATAAATATGATCCAAGCAAAGGATCGAAGGCGTTCTCATACTTTTCAGTTGTTACAAAAAACTGGTTTATTCATAAAGTAAAAAAGAACAACACTCGGGCCCGTAGAGAAGTCTTTCTAGAAGATATAACTAGCGAAAGAGACGTTGAGAAGATCAGCGAAGAGTTGAGTTATATTAGAGAAAGGCAAATGAAAGAGTTCTGGTTGCACTTTTACCATGAAATGAACACGTGGCACAGCGCAAACCTCAAGCCGAATGAACGAAAAGTTTTAGAAGCTATCCGAATTTTGTTTGAAAGTTCGGAAGATATTGAAATTTTCAATAAAAAGGCTATTTACTTATACTTACGAGAGCTTACAGGTCTTAACACCAAGCAGGTTGTTAACATACTTAACAAGTTACGAGCGAAATACAGGAATTTTAGGAACAAATGGGACGCGGGCGAGATTTAGAAGAGTACATAGAGGAGATCACGAACAACGTGCGAGAAGATCGCGCAGTTGCTAAGGTCCTTCTCATTGAAGCAATGCATGAGATGAAAAGCTCCGATGTCGCGCGCAAAGATCTAGGGCCCTTGGCAGCAAAATACGTCGAGAACCTGCAGCGTTCCAACGAACAACTCGTTAAACTGTCGGCTATAATTCAGAGAAAAGACAACAAAAATACAGGCTTATCCGCGGAAGACAAATCAGACATATATGAGATGATCAAGGATAAGGAGTGATGGGCGAGATAGAGCGTTTTGTAAGACTCTGGCCAAAAAACACAAACACTGGAGCAGAAAAAAACGCCATCAACACAAGGCAGCACGATGTTGCCAGAGCCGCAAGAAATCTTCTTAGTGAAGCCTCAACGTTAAATATCACCAAGGGTGTTGTATTACATGAGGCGCTAGTACTGAAGGTTAAAGAGTATTCTCCACTTCGCGGCTCAGCACTAGATCCCGATATGGGATTTTTTGAAAATGTGCCACCAAACATAGAACTAAAATGTTTGGTTTTAACCGACCTACAGGCAGAAGCCGTCGAATTACCAAAGAACATTCCAGCTGCAGAGAATTCAGCTGATGATTACTTGATCGAAAATTCTTTTCCATCTTTTATCGGCCGAGCTTTCGGAGAGCATGCCGTCGAGGTCGGCGATATTGTCATAGTTCAGGTAAGGAACCCGAACTCCAAAGACGGATATTACATTAAAAAAACAGGCAACAGATATACACCAGATACTGGAGGCCAACATACTAGCCCAGAAGAAGTACACAGGAATTTAACTGCAGGGCCCGGGACCATGGGCAATCTTCTCGGCGCCGCCCCCCCTGTCGGTCGCCCCGATACCGTTTTAGTCTTTGGCGATAGCCAAATACAGGGCGCTATCGGCCGAAGCTTAGAAAAACAGCTGCCAGAGCATGGCTGGACTATAGTCGGTGGCGGGCGCCTAGGGAAGACCGGCTCTCGACCCTCTTTCTGGGTTAAAAACGACGGCCTAAGCGCAGATCTTAGACAGAGACTACAAGCTCGCCCGGCGATAATAGTAATCAATCTTGGGGGCAACGGGCTTAGTGGCACTGAGAGTCTATTAAGCTTAATTGCCGAATTGTCCCCCTTATCGAAAGTTATTTGGCTTGGCCCCCCTCCTGCAGTAAAACCAACCCAAGAACCTTCAATCCATCAGCTAGTTTACGCGACACCGTGTCCGGATGAAACAGATGAGCAACGTTGCAATCGCTATTATCTTAAATACGCTGAAAAGAGAGAGGACTTGTCGATGAAACTCTTCGACAAGATCAGCTCCCGCGAATCCCAGCAGAATGTAATATCAATTAATGCCATCGCTGCATTCGCGCAATTAGGAATGGCTTCTTCTCCAGATGGTGTACATGTTGTTAATCCATGGGCAACTCGATATATTGAGAAGATAATAGAAATGCACATTGGCCCAGCGCCGGTTTAATGAATGCATAAAATATAAAATATAGCTAATTATTAACAGGACTTATAATGACAAACGAAATTGAAAGATTTTATAGAACTTATAAAAAGAATGTTTCTACCGGGAACACTCTGCCTGCTATTGATCAAAGACAGACTCGCGCCACTAGGCACCTTCGGGAATTAATAGAGAAACGATCTTCGCTCGATATAACAGAAGGCATACACGAGTATGACGCTTGGGTATTGAGAGTCGACCCGTGGTCACCTGACCCTGGAACGTCCCTAGACCCTGATATGGGGTTTTTTGAGAACGACGCAACTAACTTTAAAATTTACTGCGCGATACTAGACTCCCCAATAACTGATTGTTATGACCTGCCCGCCGCCGCCGAGCTTGGCTCTCCACCCGGTACCCCCGGCGGCATGAAAATAGAGAGCTTTCCTGAGTTTATCGGCCGAGTTTTTAATGGCACCGAAGGCTGGCCCGAGATCGGAGACGTTGTAAGGGTTACATTCAATGGCCAGGGTTTCACTCGGGGGTACTACCTAGGAAGAACTGGCGCCAAATACCTTCCGGGTGAAGGCGGTTCAATTTCGCCACCTCCGTCCGGACCTTTTGGTGCCCTTGGTTCGCAGGCGGGCATGATTGGCGGAGGTTCTTGTGTCGAAGGTACCGGCGCCGCCGGTTCTGTGCGCTTCACTTACAATGAGCTTAAGATCCTGCGTCCGCCCTTGCAAGAGCTTTTAGAATATATCGCCGCGCACGAATCTAGGGGTAACTATAACGCCGTTAATCGCGGCGTCGGCGGAGACACCAGGGGCGGCTCAAAACCTTTAATTGGCAAAGAACTGACTGAATTGACAATTGGAGAATTATTAAGTTATATGAAGGGCGGCTCGCGCGCCGCAGAGACTGGTGTCGGCGGAAAGACTGAAAAGCACCCCAATGGGACAGTCGGTTTCCTAGCAACAGGAAAATATCAAATGATCCCAGTAACGCTTCGAAGTTCAATATCTAGTGCAGGCGTGAGCGAGGGTGAACTCTATAATGTAGAAACTCAGGAGACTTTAGGTGTTTATTTATTATTAAAGAAACGGCCAAAATTGGGTAAATACCTCCTAGGCATCAGCAATGATGAGTGCGGCGCCGCCCAATCGGCAGCATTAGAATGGGCATCTCTACCGCTACAGTATGCTCGTTCGAACGGCTGTCAACGAGGCTATAGCGCATATTGTGTAGGTGGAGCAAATGCAACAGGGAAATTATCCCGCAGCCCCGAGGAAGTGATTTCAGTACTTCGTTCCGCTCGATCCAAAGTATTACAAAATTCTAGTTCAAGACAATTAATAGCTAGCAAGGGCTATGAGATACAGGAGGCGGTTGTATAAATCATGGGCGAAGAGAGCAAATACACAAAGCCGCGTACAATAAAGCCGGCTAAAGACTTATCCGGGCTATCCCCGGGCGCCATAGCTGCAACTGAAGCAATGCGCAACGCCCGACTAGCCCACATGAATTCTGGTATTGGCGGCGGCCGGCAGACTGAAGCTATCCCTGAATTCAACAATACTCCATCTGAGCACATAATCTCTGCCAGAGATTTAGGACGAAACGCCTCGATAGTATTAGGTTTCGACCGACAAACTACGAAAACCACCGGCTACGGGGGCCGCGGCCACACTCAAGCAGCTGCAATCGATATTGTCGTCGGCCGCGGCGGAGCGTACGCCACTCAAGTAGACGAACTGGGTAAAAAGGTTAAAGCGAATGTAGGCTTCGAAGTTGATTCGGCGAGGATATACATAAGTCAAAAATCAGATATTGATGATTATTTTCGTATCAATGAGGGATCCGTAGGTAGCCCAAAGGGCAGATCTGCAATTGCTATGAAAGCCGATAGCGTAAGGTTAGTGGCTAGAAAGGGTATTAAACTAGTAACAGGAACGGACACAAGGGATTCAATGGGTTTCAGACAAATGGAATTTCAAGGGATCGATTTGATGGCTGGCAATCCAGAAGATGAGACAGCCATGCAGCCACTAGTACGAGGCGATAACTTACAAGAAGCCTTAGATTCCCTGTGCGATCAGATAGTTAAACTAAGAGGTATCGTGCACGGATTTATAATGTCACAAAGAGAATTCAATGGGCAGATTTTATCGCATACTCACAATTCTCCATTTTTTGGCATTCCGACCGGGCCTTCTTTTGTTTTGATGCCGGGTGGTGTCAAGACAATCATACAGCAGGTTGCAACCACGGAGAAGGATATGAATTTACACGTTACGACTTTGGAAGCATGGAGAACCATGTACTTGAATCCAGTCAAAATGGACACCTACATTAACAGCAACTACAACAGGACCAATTAAAAGAAGCTCATGACAAAAAGAATGCCAAACAGTAGATGGAGCCTAAAAGAGCTTAATAAACCGTACGAAGAAGACGGTTTGTATAAAATTGTTGTACGTTCTGATAACAGAACAAAAGACGGTATGTTGGTCGATTATGCGTCCACCGAGGTTCTTTTAAAAGCAATTGAACTCGCATATGATTACTATGGGAAATTAGATATAGGCCCGCGGGCAATATCTCCAATAATAACAACGGAGTCTGCAATTGCGGGACAGTTTTCCCCTCGTCTTACTGTACAGGACTTTTTTGTAGACGGCCGCCCCAACTCGGCTGCAAAATTGTTGGTTACTTTCGACAAAGGTGCCATGGACGCATATCCGGAGATCCAACCCGCTATATTACCGACAGATGTGCAGCGACATATCTCGACCCTTTCTTTAGGGCAGAACATAAAGAAGCTTAAAGGACTTTTTACTGATTATCACAATACTGCAAAGTTCTTTGATGGGAAGATTAGCCCTCACGTTAATTTTCTAAAAGAACATCAAAGGCTTGAACTGTGGTACGAAGCTCTAACCGATATGGTAGAGATGAACGGCTATAAAATAAGAGAAGATGAAGATGACACGATCATATTAACGCTAAGCTCTAATTATGAGCTGGTTTATGCAGAGATGCTGCAGTCCGGAATCGACAGGCCACTGACAAGGGGATTTAAATACTTTAAATCGAAGACTGTTTTAGGAAACCCAAGGACAAACGCCTTAGCGCTAAATGTAAAAGAGATGATGTCAATCCGTAAGAGGCCCCCTTCTTGGAGCCAGTTCTTACAAGACTATATAATCTCTGGCAAAGAAGACGCAACAATCAAGATTATGCACTCTGGGCGCCCCAGGACTGACAAGATGTCAGAAATTCTAGCAGATATAGCTAAGAACGAAAACAAACTATTCCAGTCTGCGAAAGCTTCAGAAGAAGAGAAAGCCCGAATCCGCGAAGACATTGCCACTGGAAAGATAATGTTTAACGAAGCGGCAAGCGAAAAAGAAGAGAATATTCAACAAAGCTTAAGCGCCCTAGCTGAGAAGATGAGGAAAGTAAACAGCGCGAAAAAACTGGTTAGCGAGGTCATAATGAAATATGGCATCGACAACTTGATTAGTGCCGGCCTTGAGTGTTTGATGCTTAGAACTGGGATTGATATTCCAGATCTTCCAGATATTCCCGGTATATCTCCGTTCGAAAAACCAACTCCGCCCAAAGAGTTTAAACTTCCAAAATTTCCAACTGAACTACCAACATTCGATCCTACAGTACTCATGGCCCGCGGCATAAAGGAGGCTCTTAAAGGCGCCCTCGATGGAGCGATCAAAGCCATGATAAGTGCTGTCGCCGATATCATCACCGATCTATGTGCTGACACAAACTACGGAGAGACAGAGCCGATATCTCTTGCCGTAGCTGGAAATTTAAGCCCCATCGAAACAGGTAAAGGTCCGGGCGCCCTGGACTCCTGCTATCAAAACTATTCCTTGACGACTGGCGAAGGGACCGTGCTCATAGATGCAGTCTCAGATGTCCTATCTCCAATTGAAGTGTGTGATCTGTTGAATATGAGTCCGTCTTCTAGCGTTCTAGAGACGATAACGGATATTGTTGAGCAACAGAATCTAAAAATGAATTTCATGACAGATGAGGATATTATCGATTTCTTCGGCTGCTTGGGAGATTTGATTGATCCAAGCTATTGCGATGCAATATATAATCCTCCAATTTTGCCATCTGACGTAGATCCATGCTTGTTCGAAGATCAGCTCGTAGATGCATTGAATGACACTGACTTATTTAATGATCTAAACGATCTGCTGGACTTAATAAATAACAATGAACAAATATTGGATCCGATTGACATATGCGCCACAGGAATAGTTCCACCATTTAGTGGCATGCCCACTCTCGTTCATTCGCTGGGTTCTGCCCTCGATGCATCCCTCATGCCCGCGCAGACTTCATTCATTAACGATGTTAGTGGCATAAAGAGTTTATATCTCATAGTTGATCCAAAACAGCCAAATGCAGAATTAATAGAAGAACTTATCGCCGCGGAAGCAATAAAGGAACAAGACGACGAAGACGAACGCGAACGCAGAATGGGACATCTAAACAACTTTTTAGCAATAGATGCCTTCGCCGGCCAAGAAGATATAGCAAACGTCACTAGGCTTATCGAAGCCGGCAACGCGGCCATAATGGCCAGCGCGCAATACAGCGTTGTATCTGATTTCAAGAGGAAATTAGAAAGGATTGAAACAGATATTATAACTCCATTTGACGCTTCTGTTTTAAATATAGAAGATTGGACTTTCTCCGTGAATTCTGGATCAAAGAAGATCCACTATGGCGCCCCCGATATGCTTCTTTTGGAAGACACTATAGACTCAGAGAATTCTCTGCCTGTCAATGCTAGTGCTCTAGACTTCAGCACACAAGCTTCGCCATCTGTGCTTAAGCAGCGCGACGCTACGTCTAGAGACTTCTCTAATATCATCCACGATGCAATTGCCACCCTCGCTTCGGCGCCGGCTAATAACGCCGATGTCACGGCTGATTTGTCAAATAAACAATACTTTAACTTAGTTTTGTCAATGTTGAGGTCTGCAGCCCATGGCATAACAAAATCTCCCTTGTTTGAGTCGGACAACTTCAGAAAGTTCGCACTGGTCCCAGTTCCGTGTCAAGATGGAACAGAGCTAAACTCCGGAGATCTTCTAGATTTGGAGAACATAAAAAACAGCGCTCTACAAGATTTCTTTCAAGGCACTTGTTTAGATGGTGAATTTGAAGTTGGCCCGGTCGAAGATGCAATGCTTTTTGCAACTACAAACGTGTACATCCAAGTTTATGTTATAGAACAGTTAATAAAGAACCTGTTCTTATTTAATGTTTATGGAACGGCCGAAATCTTATCTGATCCAATGTTGGTCCAACAGATGGTTCGCGATATCAAAAGTGGGTTCTCTATGGAAGCAGAGAGAATATCCCCGGAAGACCCAGAATCTGTTCAACCATCTTTGCATACCACAATCGAAGAATTGAGCATAATATACGTCAGAAAATTGATTGCTGCTCCAATTGAAGGTCAGATTCCGGATCTAATAAATGAGGGTGAGTTCATACAAATGGCCCCCGAAAATGTTACTGCAGACTTCGCCTTAGAGTACATTGTACAAAAGAGATTAATCGACGCATCGGAGACTATAGGAACGATATTATCATCGGGCGCCGTTGGTAGTTTCGGTGCTCAATACTTAGCTTATGGCATACCAACATGTGATCTGTGGATGCCCGCCACGGAGCCAACAGAGGATCATCCCACCTTGCGCACCACCTCAGGGGGCCAAAACACTGAAGGATTGACTTACAAATTTTTGAAGCACGATCCGGTTAACTCCATGGATCCAGAGCAGGCCCCCGACATCTATACAAATATCGGCTTTGACGGTGACATTGCCGACTATATATCGGACAAGGGAGCCCTCGCCAACGAGAGGTATGTTACATTCGATTTCGACAGTGCCGCTTTTGACGCTCTAAGTCCATTCGAACAACTCCTAACCGAGACTTTAATTAGCGTGAATATTCCTGCAGAACATATCAAGCAGACTGGGAATATAAAAAGATATACTACCTCTTTTGATGAGTTTACGAACCTACTCAGAATGGCGAACTATTTCCACGCAGGGCCCGGCCAAGGTCTAACCGTCAATGATATGTTCGAAAATTTACCTCCAATTACTTTAAAGGCCCCGAACGCTAATGGCATTTCTACCAAACAAATTAGATTAACACAAGATAACTACGAACAGCTCAGGTTTATGTCAAACCTTATCTCTGATCGATATGACGGCGGAGCCCGCGTCGGCGGCCTTCGGGTATTAGATCCCGACGAAATCCAATATCAGGCCTTCGATATGGCTGAAGAATTGGGCATACCTGAATCATTCTGGAGTACTCCTCGCATCGACTGGGTGGCGCCAAAACTCATCGACTGGCCATGGTGGGGTTCAGACAACCCCGGTCCGGCCCATGACTGGCCTGCCTCATGGAGTAATTATAATTTAGAAAATGGCGAAGGGGACAACGAAGCCCCGCAAAGAATATATCTAACACCACCGATTGACAGCGCGTATGAATACCCCAGCGGATGGCCAATCTATCCGAGTAAATTTGTTTATAAATCAGGAGTGAACGATCCAGCCGAAATAGATCCTGACGCTTCACAGCCCGCCGGTTTAAACTCATTTTGGCGGTCTGTTGAAGACTTCCCAGATTTCTTAAGGCACATCACGATGTCTCAAATAGAAGATATACTGACCGCCGGCGGAGCTGCTTCGACTACTAATATACTTACTGTAGGTGAGCCACCGCCTGTGCCATTAGCTTTACTCTCTATCTTTGAGAACATAAAAATTGGTACAAGGTTGGTGTACTACACGGGATATCGAACTTTCGATGATCTATATAATAGCGGCTATTTCAATCTATACGCAGCTGCAACTCCAGAAGAGCAGGAAACTAAATGGATCGAAGATAGAATAGGGCTGCCCATCAAAGGCCGCGGCCCAAACTACGTATTCCCAATTGATCTAGGTGTAAAATCTGAAATTGGGATCCTGTCAAATCTGACATCCACTGTTTCAAGCCCCGGGTCATTCATTCACACATCTTTTGAGAATTTGAAAAAAGACTTGTACGAGGGCATGACCGCGACAACTGCGTACAGAAACTTATTCGTTTTACCCGGACTTGAACGCGAAAATGCGATCTTACCTGCAAAACAAGTGATTGCTTTTCTGGCCCTGCTGGGTCAGGCCGTCAACAGCGACAAAGCTACTGAAATTAATAAGATTTTTGATGATACGAAACTTAGTTTAAGGTTCGTATTAAGGGCTCTGCTAGCCGGAAATGACTTCGCATATGAGGATCCGGAAAACAGGACATCTGCACAGGCAGCTCGCGATGCTGTGTTGAACATTACTGGCGCCGGCGCCGCGCCATTCGCACAGATGGGGGCATCTTTTATTATTAAAATGCTGATTGAGGCTCCGAAAATGATCCTCAAGGGTCTAGCGGAATTGGTAGATCCGCACGTTGTTATAGGAAACATGATAAAGAATATATCAGGCACCGCGTTGACACAAATACCATCTAGCTTACCGTTCGAAGAATTGTTAGATTTGATACAAGGTCAGATTGACCGACAGGCAGAATCTGACCTTATACCCCCGCCCCTGGTGCCCCAAGTTAGAAAGACTGGAATAGATCTTGTTGGCAAACTTCCATTGCTATTTTTGATACCGCCGACGCCGCTTGGGCTAGCATATATTCTATTGAACATGAATCTGGAAGACTTAATACCTCTACCTGATTGCGAAACCGAGGAAGAATAGGAGAATATTTAAACCTTCAACTAAATATAACAGATAAAGATATGAGCGGACTGTCACCAAAATTTCCATTAAGTCTTGACACTGGGGATATTAATTATAAACTTAATAAAACCTACAAGGAGCTTATTGCGCAAAATTTAAAAAATTTGTTGCTAACATCTCCTGGCGAACGCGTCATGGAACCACGATTTGGCGCCGGCCTCCGGAGGTATTTTTTTGAACCAATGCTTCCGGAAACCTTCATGGAAATAAAAGAAAGTATTTTCGAACAAGTGCAGGTGTATATGCCGTTTATAGAAATAATAGAGGTTGGCTTCCATGAATCTGACGATATATCGGTGAATCCAAACTTCCTCTCAGTGACTCTCAAATATGCAATAACTCCACTGCAAGAGACGGATGTTATTGTTTTAGAAAACAGCTTTAGTGAATTTTAGGAATATATTACATGGCCAAAAAAATTAAATCGATTGATTATACGAGCAGAGACTTCGAATCCATTAAACAGGATTTGATGAACTATGTAAAAAAGTACTACCCCGACACGTTTAAAGATTTTAACGAAGCCGGCTTTGGTTCTTTGATGCTTGACAGTGTGGCCTATGTTGGTGACATGCTTTCTTTCTATTTGGACTATCAAGCAAACGAGAGCTTCCTAACGACCGCCATGGAATATAACAACGTTGTGAAACATGGCCGCCAATTGGGCTTCAAATATCCCGGCGTCCCCTCCTCTTCTGGAATTGTCTCGATTTATATTACAGTTCCCGCCAACCCAGATGGAACAGGCCCGGATATGTCCTATGTGCCAACTCTAATAAAGGGGACTAACTTTGCTTCTGCAAACGGCGGCATCTTTACCTTAATGGAAGATGTTTATTTCGGAAATGAAAACAACGAGATTGTAGTTTCAAGCGTCAATTCTTCTACGGGCGCCCCCGCATATTACGCAATAAAAGCGAAAGGTCTAGCAATATCCGGCCAGCTCTCTTCTCAGGAAGAGGAAGTTGGCAATTTCGAAAAATTCTTAAGAATAGGAATTAAGAACGTTAACGTCACAGAGATAGTATCTTGCGTTGATTCAGAGGGGCATGAATATTTTGAAGTAGATCATCTGTCACAGAACGTTGTGTACAAGGCAGTTAGGAATAACAATTCGTTCAGGAAATCCACCCCATCAATTCTTAAAGCGGTTCCAGTACCAAGAAGGTTCGTTTTAGAGAAATCTCCATCCCTAGCCTATCTACAATTTGGCTACGGCAGCGACTCTGAACTAACAAACGCTAGTGTTGTTGATCCGAGCAATATTGTCATGAATATACATGGTAGAGACTATTCAGTTGATGAGGGGTTTGATCCCACCAAGCTCACATCGACAGACAAATTTGGAATATCTCCGTCTAATACCACTCTTACAATTCTTTATAGAAGCAATTCTGTTGAAGACGTTAACGCCGGCGTCGGTTCAATTAATAAGGCCGTCGCACCCCTCTTCAAATTCACAAACCAGGGCGCCCTTGATGCGGCCAAAAGGAATGTTGTACGTTCTTCATTAGAAGTGTTGAACGAAGAAGCCTTCGTGGGAGACGTTGAACTCCCAACAGCAGACGAGTTGAAACAAAGGATGTTCAGCCATTTCGCCTCACAAAACAGAGCGGTGACTGCAGAAGATTACAAGTCTATGACATATTCAATGCCGGCAAAATTTGGAGCAGTCAGGAGATGTTCGGTTTCTAGAGACTTCGACTCTTTTAAAAGAAACTTGAATTTGTATATCATATCCGAGGATAATGATAAAAAATTAACCCTAGCCAACGAAACAATTAAAAATAACCTTAAAACTTGGCTAAATCGGTATAAAATGATTAATGACACAGTTGACATTTTAGATGCTAGGATCGTTAACTTTGGAATCAAATACATGATAGTCGCAGACTATGAAGAAAACAAGTTTACCGTTTTGAATAGAGCAACCGCAGCATTAAGAGAATTCTTCCTTAGAAACAACTATGATATCGGGGAGCCCATTTATATTACAGACATTTATAAAGCCTTACAGAAGGTCAAAGGGGTTGTAGATGTGGTGGATGTTATTATTATGCAGAAGCGCGGCGGAGTTTATTCGAACTCAACATATGATTTCCAATCAGCCGTTTCAAACGACGGAAGGTCGATTATGGCAGATGAGAACGTTATATTTGAAATGAAATATCGAAATACAGATATCATAGGAAGCGTTTCGTAATGGCTATCAAAAGATATAAAGCAAATAAAGATACGACAATCTCAAATGCGTATGACTTTTCTCTGCTACCCAGGAATAGGGCCACTGGCTCAAACATGGGCGCCGCCGATGTATTAGAAGTATTCTCAATTTATGGCCAAGTCTCCTCTTCGGGCAAGCAAGAGGCTGTTGGTATTTCCTCAGAGTTATCAAGAGTATTAGTTGGCTTCCCGGTCAGTGGATCCACAGAATCTATCGGCGCCGACAGAAATTCTGGCAAGATCCCTGTATCCGGAAACGTGAAATTCTTTTTACGAATGTTCAACGCTAAACACTCATATACAACACCAAGAAACATTAAATTGGTGGTTGCTGCAATCTCTTCAAGTGCAAATTGGGAAGAGGGCACCGGAGTAGACATTGACGAATATAAAGATAAAACACATGGAATCGAAGGTGCCAATTGGATAAACTATGCATCCAATCAAGCTTGGGACCGAGCCGGCGGCACGTTCTACATTGACAGAACCTCCTCCTATAATGCTACTTTGGAAAAGGGCGACGAGGATCTAGAGGTCGATGTCACCTCTATAGTCGAGTACTGGCTTAAGCCCGAGGGCGACGGACAGCGCCGAGAGGACCGCGGCTTTGCGGTCTTCCTCACATCAAGCCAAGAGGCTTACCACTCCGCGTCAAAGGGCTATAACCTGAGTCTATTTCAGGGCCAAGGAGCAACGGGTTCGATTATCCATAATCCAGCCGGCGCCAAAAGATCGTATTATACAAAGAAGTTTTTTGCAAGAACTTCTGAATTCTTCTTTAAACAGCCCGTGATCGAAGCGCGCTGGGACAGTACAGTTAAAGACAGAAGGGGTGACTGTCACTATAGTAGCTCCATGGCTACCATGCAGGACAATTTAAACACCATATATCTCTACAACTACGTTCGTGGAAAACTTCAGAATATCCCCGAAGCGGGCACTGGCCGGATATTCGTGACCCTGTATTCAGGTTCCGCTAACAATAACTCTCCATCAGTCAACACTATCAGTTTACCTCAGGGTGGTGGCGTTCCCACGGCAGCAAACACAGTAATCACTGGCGGCTATGTATCGACCGGTGTGTATTCTGCCTCGTTTGCAATCACGGCCGGCGTAAATCCCCCAACTAGAGTCTTTGATGTGTGGCACAATGGCGCTCTGGCTCAGCATGAATTTTGGACAGGTAGTATCAATGTTAAGTCCTTTGGGACATACACACATGCTCCAAGTTTCCAATACGTCACTGCGATGCCGAATCTTAAATCGAAGTATTCAAAAACAGAGACAGCGAGGTTCAGGCTTTATGTGCGAGACCAAAACTGGAATCCAACAATTTACACGAAAGCTACCAACCGGCCCGATAATACTATCATTGAAAGTGGATCATACAAGATTATGCGTCTATCAGATAACACGAACGTAATTCAATACGGCACGGGCTCGCAAAGACACACACACTTATCCTTCGATGTATCAGGAAACTACTTTGATTTAGATGTCGATCTTCTACAGGAAGATTATGCATATGGAATCAAGCTAGCGTACTATAACGACTCTATCGGTGGCTGGGTAGAACAACCGGAAATATTTAAGTTTAGAGTCGAGAGCTAATGAGCATTAAGCATCTTTTTGATAAGGTACATATTGATAAGAGTACCGCCGGCACGAACTCGGACCAACTTGGTGGCGAGGTCGAATCTGAGCGTTTTCATAGTGCCAAGATCGCAAAAGATGATAGAATCATCCCGCAGGTTGATTTCTCAAAACCAGAAAATTTTGTATTTTATGGTTCGGCTGAACGGTACTACGATGACGCAATAAAGAACATTTATCAAACTTACCCGTATGATGGCTCGCTATACGAGAAGCTAGACTGGGAGAACAGCGCTTCTTATATTGATCTATATGTTTTTGAGAACCTATACCCCAGAACGAACGGTTACATAAGGTTTGATCGCGACGGCGCCGATAGTTCTACTAGTATCGTATCTGATTACGGTATCTTCAACAGTGCAGATCAGGAATACATCACAATAAAGGGTGGTCCCGGCATAGGCGGCGGCCCACAGAATGCCGGCGCAAATATATACAACACGGGCTCCTTCCAAGAATCTAATTTAAAATTAGATCCAGTTGAGGGCACTACAGTTGAATTCTGGTTAAAGAAGAAAGCATTTAACACTTCTAGGACTAAAAAGGAAGTACTTTTCGATCTCTGGAACGGAGAACATTCTTCAAGTTCTGGATATGGTCGCCTAACAATCGAACTAACTGGCGCAACATATAGTCAGGCCACTACAACTTCAGGTAGATCTTTCCGCGTCACTTATCAGTCAGGCAACCTCGCCGACGCCGGCGCACCAACACACGGGTTCCAAAATGAATCGATTGGTACAGTTGACACTCTAACCTCCTCCGTTGCAGACAACACGTGGCACCACTATGCATTCTCTTTCTTATCTGCATCCAATGGCGTAAAGACCAGACTATACGTCGATGGCGATTTAAATGAAGAAAAAATTCTAGGTTCGAACGGTGCACGAGAGATAACCGGCTCTTTAATTGCGCGCATCGGCGCCCTGCGAACAGCCCCATCTGGCGCTGTTGGGGCCCACGGATCAACAGCTTTAGACGGCGCCGGCAAGCTATCAGGCTCCTTGGATGAATTTAGATACTGGAAGACTCAGCGCTCATCGAAAGAGATAGGTCGCCACTGGTTCACGCAAGTTGGCGGAGGCACCAACACAGATACTGCCAATACAAAGTTGGGCGTCTATTACAAATTCAATGAGGGGATTCTAGGAAATAGCACCGACGCCACGGTTTTAGATTATTCTGGTAGGGTGACGAATGGAGCTTGGACGGGTTACATCGCCGGCGCAAGAGAAACTGGTTCCGCTATCAACGAGGCTACATCTACAAACCAAGAATTCTTAGATCCGATTCTTTATAGAAATCACTCATCTGTAAATTCTTTAATTTCAAGGATGCGACTTTCCGGCTCTTCGTTCGACCATACAAACACTACATCTCTCTTTAGTTCCCTGCCCAGTTGGATGCAGGAAGAAGATCAGAAATCTGGAGACCTCCTCTTAGATTTGACTCAGATAATGTCAAGTTACTTTGACTCTGTACAATTACAGATATCAGAACTTCCAAAATTGAAGGACGTTGAATACATCAGCGGTTCTTCGAAACCAAACAACTTCAACAGCACCTTATTGAGTTCAATGGGCTTCTTGGCTCCAGAAATATTTATTGATGCGGAGATTATTGAAAACCTAGCTGCACGAAGCGAAGACAGAAAATACGAAAAGTCCCTAGAGCACACCAAAAATCTTATATATAAGAACATTTACAACAATTTATCTTACATTTATAAATCGAAGGGTACCGAGAAGTCTTTTAGGAACTTGATTCGCTGCTTTGGCATCGATGATGATATAATCAAGCTCAGTACATACGGAAATAATGTAACTCACAAGTTTAGAAACAACTATAGAGTTGTATCGACACCTAAGAAGTATGTCAATTTTAATGACAACGGAAACTTCGAAGGCACTGTGTTCCAGATGTCTTCTAGTAAGAATTCTAATAGTTTGCCTTATATCGACGCGGCAAAACAATTGACTGGCGGCTATGGATTCACACTACAGACTGAAGTAGTCCTTCCAAAGAAAGCAAACACGGGCGACTCTTTCTATTCAAGACAGAGATACACTGACCTGACTGCTTCTCTGTTTGGCGTACATACTGCCAGAACCTCATCGACAAATACATCAAACACCCAATGGGCCGAACCGGACGTTGTAAACTTCCAAGTACATGCTGTACGAGATGAAGCAGAATCAGACAACGTACGTTTTGTTTTGACCGGATCCGGCGACGGGTATTTTCCCGAACTATCAAGTAGCTTGTTTGAGGGAGCATATGACAACACTAAATGGAACTTAGCAGTAAGAGTTAAGCCGGCCAAATTTCCACATGTCGACTCTATCCATGGTACGACCGGTTCCAACTCCGGTGCAGATATAAATTACAGTAGGTATTACACAGTTGAACTTTATGGCAATCAGACTGATGCAGGATCCATTCAGAACGAATTTACTGTTACTGGGAACATTGATCTGCAGCAGCTTAGTCCCGGGACATCTGCAGATCAGTTCATATACGGCGCCCGCCGTATATATATGGGCGCCCATAGAACAAACTTTACTGGCGCAGTGTTGCAAAGGACTGACGCCAAAATTTCTTCGTGCCGTTTCTGGCTAGATTACTTAGATGATGAAACACTGAGGGCTCATGCTCGCGATGTGAACAACCATGGTGCCAAGAATCCATACAGAAATGCCTACCTTTTTGAAGGAAAATCAATATATAATGATTCTAGAGAACTAGTCGGCCGCGGCCGCAACTTCGAAGTGCCGCAGATTGAGACGCTGGCACTTAACTGGGACTTCAATCAAGTCACTGGCTCCAACGCTGCCGGCGAATTCAACGTTGTAGATTTCTCCTCCGGTTCGGTTGAGAAGAAAAAGAGGTACGGCTGGATAGGCGATATCACAAAGGCCCAATATACAGCCCGGGGCTATGGGTTTGCAACCTCTTCAATAAAGGTGATTGACAAAGAGTATATCACATCAGCTCGTCAGAACATGCCAGAAAACATGCAGTCTGAAGATATGATCTCTGTTTTGTCGACGCAAGATGACATACAGTTCACTAGAGACACGCGACCAATAAATCACTTCTTTGCTTTCGAAAAGAGCATGTATCAGACAATTTCTGAAGAAATGCTCAATATATTTGCTAGTATAGTCGATTTTAACAACTTAATTGGTGAACCGGTTAACAAAT